CGGCAGCACCGGTGGCCTGTCCCCGGTCGAGATCACTGTGATCAACGGCAGCCCGGGCACCATTTACTAGCGCGAGCGTTCCGGCTTGAGTTTCCGCTGGTAGTAGTCCTGCATGTAGACGTTGTATGTGGCGCGGCCCTCGGGCGTGCTGCGGTCCAGTCGCTTGCGATCGCGGCGGCAGGTCTTGCAGACCCGCGCCCCAGCCTTAGTGCGGTAGGTGTTCTCCGGCGTGTACTCGTGCCCCGTGTCGCAATGGGTGCGGGCGGCCCATCTCGCTGCTGGCGCGATCCCGCGCCGGACGTTCACCGATTCAGTGACCGGCTCCAGATGGTTGGGGTTGACGCACCGCGGGACCCGGCACAGGTGGTCAAGGACGAGTCCTTCCGGGATCGGGCCTTTGACCTGCTCGTATGCGAACCGGTGTGCCTGCACGGTGTAGCGGTTCGGGTCCCGGCTGCTCGTGGGCATAAACCGCGCGTACCCGGCGGAGTTGAGGTACTCGGTCCAGACCCAGCAACGCCCCAGCTCGGGGGCGTAGTCCGGCACTGGTCCGTTCTTGTCGACCTTCGGCCAGAAGCGCTCCGCCGCAGGTATGGGCTTCGGCCCACGTTTCCCCATAACGGCAATTATACCACGTACTGACAAGGAGCTGCTGCTATGCGCCCAGGAACGATCTACTGATGACCCGCCACGTACTGAAGTCCGACGGCGCCTGGGTCGAGCTGCGCGACGTCGAGGACCTGCGCGCCCGCGACCGCAAGGCCGTCGAGGCGATCATCATGGGCGCCATCGACGTGGACATGGACACCGGCCGGATCGCCGCCGGACGCGGCGCCATCGCCCAGATCATGAACGGCGCACCCGACGCAGTCGCGTCGCAGCTCATCGGCGCGTGGGAGATCCCCTACGCGCCCGGGCTCCAGCTCCCGCGCCTGGACCCCGACGCGCTCGGAGAGCTGCGCCTGGACGACTACCGCATGCTCATGGACCTGGTCGCCCCGGCCGTGGCACTGCTCATGCCCGGCCGGTCGAACAACCCCGACGACCACAACAAGCCCGCGTCCCCTTCCGAGCCCGCCAGCGCCTGAGGTCGATGCTGGCGGGCACCCCGCTACCCCGCGCGCACCCGGGCGAGCCCGCGCTCTGGCAGCGCGTGTTCTCCGACTACTGGTTCTGGGCGGACAGGTTCAACTGGCCGCCGGACGTGGTGGACCGGCAGTCGGCGGTCGTACTGCACCGTCTCTACGAGGTGACCCTGGCCGTCGAGGAGTGGCGGCGAGAGCAGACCGACGATGGCTGAGCTCGACGGTTTCGAGGCCATGCTCACCGCGCTGCGCGCCGTCGGTGAGCGCGTCGTGGCCGCCACGCCGGACGGGCTCGGCAACGCTGCGGCCCACCTCGAAGCCGAGGTAAAGGCCCTGCTGTCCAGCACCTCGCACCCGGCGGGCACGCCGACCCCGTCGCCTCCCGGCTCGCCGCCGTCGCTGGTGTCGGGCAACCTGCGCCGCTCCATCCAGGTCGAGGGCCCGAGTCAGACCGGTGCCGGCCGCTGGTCGGTGAGCGTCGGATCGGGACTGGTCTACGCCGGCGTGCAGGAGCACGGCGGCGGCAACAACCTGCCGGCGCGCCCGTACATGGCACCCGGTCTCGCGACTGCGATCCCCGGCATGCAGGCGTACATGGAAGCAGCCTGGGCTTCGGCCCTGACGACCTGAGAGACGGGGGTGAGTCCCCGTGCTGCCCGAGGTCACCGCCAGGCTCAACGCCGACGTCTCCGATTTCATCGCCGCCTGGGATCGAGCTGCGGACGCGGCCACCCGCGCGGCCGCCCGGATTCGGGCGGCCCAGCAGGGCCTCGGCGACATCGACATCGACACGTCCCGGTTCGGCGACCTCAACAGCGAGCTGGAGCGGATGACCCGCACGTTGCGCCAGGCCACCGACCAGATCAGGGAGTTCGGCAACAGCACCCGCAACGCCGGTGGTGGTCTCGACGACCTCGCCGACCGGGCTCGCCGTGCCGGGGACGCGCTCGGCGGCGGCGGAGGTGGTGGTCTCGGCGGCGGGATGCTGAAGGCCGGCATGGCAGGGAAGGCGATGGTGGCCGCTGTCGCCCTGATCGCCTCGATCCTGCCCGCGATCGCCGCCGCTGCGCTGGCGGCCGGCGCCGCCCTTCAGGGTCTCAGCGTGGTCGCTGGCGTGGTCATCGGCGGCTGGCGCGGCATCGAGCAGGCCGGGCAGCGGCTCAAGGCCTCCCTCGGCGGGCTGCAAAAGCAGCTCGAAAGCGTGTTCCGGGCCGAGCTGTCCCGGGAGTTCCAGAAGCTGGGTCAGGCGATCTCGACCCTCGATTCACCGTTGAAGTCCATCGCCCGGTCGACCTCCGACGTGATCAAGGAGTTCACCGGCTGGATCCGTTCGAGCAAGGGCATGGAAGAGATCAAGACCATGCTCGGCGGGGTCGACAACATGGTCAAGTCGCTGGCCCCTGGGGCGAAGGCGTTGGCCGAGGCGTTCACCGGTTTCGGTGCCGCCGCCGCGCCCGCGATGGACGACATCGGCAAGGCGCTCTCGTCCGTGTTCGAGAACCTGAACAAGGTCATCCAGAAGAACGAGGAGAGCGGCCAGCTGACGAAGGCGTTCGAGGCCGGCGCCGCCGCCATCGAAGCGTTCGGCGTGGTCCTTGCCGGCATCATCGACGTCCTGATCGAGATGGCCGCGTCTGGCGGGAAGCCAGCTGCGGAGGCGATCAAGAAGTTCGGGCAGGCGCTGTCGGACGCGGCCCCGACGATCGGCATCATGTTCGGGGCGCTCGCCCGCGCGGCCGACGTGATCATGACGGTCATCGGCTGGTTCACGAAGCTGCTCAAGGCCATGGAGCCGGTCACCAAGGTATGCCAGAAGGCCGGCGAGCAGTGGGACGAGCTGGTGATGAAGGGTAAGGGCTTCGCTGCGCTCGGCGGCATCATCGCCGCCGCGTTCGAGGTGGTCAAGAAGGCCGTGGTCGATGGGGTGACCAAGGCCGTCGAGGCGGTCAAGAAGTGGTGGGAAGACACCAAGAAGGCCGTAGAAAAGGGCGTCACCGACGCCAAGAAGGCCATCGACAAGTGGAAAGATGACACCAACAAGGCGATTAATAAGATGGTTGCCGATGTCATCAAGGGCATCAAGAAGTGGTGGGACGATACCAAGAAGGCCGTTGAAAAAGGTGTCGCAGACATCAAGAAGGCCATCGATAAGTGGAAAGACGACGTCAACAAGGCCATCAACGATTTGGTTGATGGCTGGATAAAGTCCGTCCAGCAGTGGTGGGAGGACACCCAGAAGGACGTACAGGAGGGTGTCGACAAGGTCGTCGAGTTCATCAAGCAGCTACCCGACAAGGTCATGCAGGCCCTGAACAACTGGGTCCGCGACATGAAACAGCTCGGCAAGGACGCCATCGACGGCATCGCCGAGGGCATCCAGTCTGCCGTCGGCAACCTGGTCGGCGCGGCGACGAAGGCCGCTAAGGCGGCCCTGGACGCGATCAAGTCGACGCTCGGCATCAGCTCGCCCTCGAAGGTCTTCGCCGACGAGGTGGGCAAGATGATCCCGGCCGGCATCGCCTTGGGCATCACCGGCAACACCAGCCTGATCAGCGACGCCATGAACCGCACCGGCCTGGGCGCGCTCGCCGCCGGGCGGGGAGCGATCGGCGGGGCCGCCTTGGGCCGTGGAGGCCAGCAGGTGTTCACGCTGCAGATCGGCAGCGGCGCGGACTCTGCGATGGGCACGGCGATCGCCCGGCTCGCCCAACAGGGCAAGCTCAAGATCACGGCGAACGCGGTGGTTGGGGGTCGTCGGTGAGTCGCTCGTTCCTGACCACTGCCCCCGCGTTCGACACCTACCCGGGGCTCCTGGTCCAGGTGGCGGTGGCGTGGGGCGGTGACATCACCGACCTGGACGGTAGCGGCTGGACCTGGGATGACATCACCGACGATGTGATTCTGGGCGGCGAGGGCGGCAAGAGCGAGGGCCGCGGGATCTCCATCACCCTCGGCCGCCCGGACTTCTCCCAGGAAACCCAGACCGCCGAGATGACCTTCCAGCTGGACAACCGGACCGGCGAGTACTCCGAAGGCGGCCAGTCGTCGCACTGGCCGTACGTACGGCGCGGCACCCCCGTCCGGGTGCGCGTGAGCGACGACGCGGGCAGCACCTGGTCGGTGCGGTTCCAGGGAGCCGCGAACGGCTTCACACCGCAGTGGGATCCCGATACCTCCCGATGGGCGACCGTCACGCTGTCCGCGTCAGGGCCGCTGCGCCGCCTCAACCAGGGCACCCTGCCAGGGTTCTCGGCCATGCGGGTCGGCACCCTGGCGGATTCCACCGTGAAGGCCTACTGGCCGATGGAGGAGGAACAGCAGAGCCGAATCCTGGTAGCGGCGGTCGGTGCCCCGAGCGCCATCGGCGACTTCCGAACGATCGTGTTCGACGGCACGGAGCACACCGTCCCCGGGGCGCCCGGCGACTTCGCGAGCTACACGAGCGTCCCGAGCTCAGCCCCGATGCTGACCATGAAGGATGGCGGCGCCGCCGTCTTCAGCATGACGACCACCACGAGCACCAGCTCGACGACCAGCGTCATCCTCGGGGGCATCGTGGGGGTGAAGCCCGTCGACAACCCCATGGTGGGGTACGGCGCCAACACTGGCTCACTGTTCTCGGTGTTCACCCCGAACGGGGCATCCATCAAGAAATGGGAAGTGGCCTACCTCGGCGGATACGACTTCGTCAACAGTGTCTGGACCAACCAGCCGGGCAACATCCTCGCCGTCCGCGGGTATGCGGTCTACACCGACGGCGTCGCCGATGCCGTCTTCGAGTCCACATTCCGGGCCGACAACTTGTTCCCGAACACCGACTACGAGGTTGGCCTCACGCTGACCCAGAGCGGCGCCACCACCACCTGGCGTGTATGGCTCAACCCCTGCGTGACCACCACCGGAGTCGACCGGTTCAGCTTCTCGGAAACCAGGGGCAGCAACAGCAACGGTGCGCAGGTCAACGGCGGCTACATCGGCGCGTTCAGCGACATGGAAGGCCTGGGCGCCGGCCACCTCGTGGTCCGCGCCCCCTCCATGGCGTTGTGGGCCGATGAGGCCTGGATGCGCGGACACCCCGGCGAGGATCCGACGGACCGAATGGGGCGGCTCTGCACCCAGAACGGTATCCACCTGACCGTGCTGGACTACACGATGCCCGGCTGGGTCACCGCCACCGACAGCATGGGGCCGCAGTACTACGACACGATCACCAACCAGCTGCGCGAGATCGAGCGGACCGGACAGGGCGTCCTGTGCGACGGGCTAGGCCCGGGCCTGACCTACGTCACCCGCGGCTACCGGGAGAAGCAGGCCAACGGCCCGGCCACGCTCGTCCTCGACGCCGCGCAGGCGCACCTGATGGAGCCGTTCACGCCGATAGACGACGACCAGCTCACGATCAACAACTGCGACGTCAACCGGCGCGACGCCACGGCGGTCAGCTACATCGACCGCAGCGGTCCGATGGGCGTCGACGCCATCGGCGACTTCAGCACGAGCTACACGCTGAACCCCGAGGGCGACAGCGGTCTCGTCGGCTACGCGGAATGGGTGGTCGGGATCGGATCCCGGACCGGGTACCGCTACCCCTCCGTCAGCTTCGCGCTGGAGACGAACCCGGACCTGATCGGCGGCTGGCTCGACGTCACACCCCAGTCCCGGCTCGACATCGAGAACATCACCTCGATCCGCAGGCAGCACCCGGACTACACGATCAGGCTCCTGGTCGAGGGGTGGCACGAAGAGATCGACGCGTTCACCTGGCGGGTCACGGCCAACACCAGCCCGGCCGACCCGTGGAACGTGATCCGGCTGGCGGCGGCCACCGGCTCGACCGGCGACGGTGTCGGCCGCCTCCAGACTGTGGACTCGCAGTTGAACGCGAACTACACGAGTGGCACGTCGATCAGCGTCAAGACCAACTCGGGCAACATCTGGGTGACCACCGCGGTCGATGCGGACTCGTTCCCGTTCGACATCGACGTCGGCGGTTGCAAGGCGACCGTCACCGCCATCACCGGGGCGAGCTCGCCGCAGACCTTCACCCTGTCCGCGGCACTGCCACGGGCGATGACGGGCTCGACGACCATCGGTGCCGGTACGCCCGTGAAGGTATGGCGCCCGCCTGTGTTCGCGATTTGAGGACCCGATGATGACCTTCCACGGAGGCGAGCATGGCGACCCGGTACGCGGGACAGAAGCTGCGCTACAACTACGGGCCGATCAGCGGCGGAGCGGCGAACGACCGGCTGTCCGCTTCGGTCGTCAGTGGTGCGGTCGCGGGCACTGAGCCGCTCTGTACCCAGTTCACCTGAGGAGGCGTCCGATGCCCCCGTTCCTGCTCCGCCCGGCCGCGACCGAGATCGACTGGGAGATCATCAAGGGCGACGCGTTCGACATCCTGATGCCGGTCCTGGACTCGGACGGCGTCGCGGTCGACATCTCCACCTGGACCGCCAAGGCGCAGGTCCGGCACTCGGAGAACGAGCCGGTTCTGCACGAGTGGTCGATCGACGAAGGCAACATCAGCTGCTCGGTCGACGGCGTGACCCTGAACGTGATCGGCTCGCAGACCTCGGCGTGGACCTTCACCAAGGCGCTCGTGTCGATCGAGATCTACGAGCCCATCACCCTCAAGCCCCGCGTGATCGCCGAGGGCACGATCCGCGCACTCCCCGAGACGACCCAGTAGAAGGGCACGACCATGGCCGCGCAGGACATCTTCCCGGATGCCGGACTCGACTACATGCTCGGCATCTTCCCGAAGAACGGGACGAACGCCGCCACGCTGTACCTGTTCCTCTGGAAGGGCGGCACCGCGTCCACCGTGCCAGCCGCTGCGGCGACCATGGGCACCATGGGCGGCACGTTCGCCGAGGTGACCACGACCGACTACCCCGGGTACGCCCGCGTCGCCATCGCGGCAGCCGACTGGGGATCGGCTGCCGGCGAGACGCTGCACACGGTGGTGGCCCGCGTGGTCACCGCGACGCAGAAGTCGTTCGCCGCCGCGACCGCGGGCGCCACGCCCTCGGCGGCGATCAACGGGTTCGGCATCGCGACGGCGAGCACGTCCGGCACGCCGGTCTACTTCTCGAACTTCGACGACGAGACCGGAATCACCAGCCTCGCGCTCGGCGACATCATCCGGGTGACGCCGAAGCTCGGTCTCGGCGGCTGACCGAGGTCGATCCAGCGGGAGGGCGGTGACGCGTGGCGGTACCCACGTTCGTCGCCGCAGGCACCTACCTCACCGAGGCCAGCGGCGCCAGCGCGGCGGTCGCCGTGCCAGCCGGGGTACAGGCCAACGACGTCATCCTGGTGATCGTCTACAAGGAGAACACGGCGGCGGTCACCCCGCCGTCCGGGTTCATCGAGAAATCGCATCAGGCCGCGACCGGCAGCCAGGACCACGACACCTACGTGTTCTGGAAGCGGGCCACCGGCGCGGACAGCGGTACGTACTCGTTCACCTGGACGGGGTCGGTGTGGCGGACCGGGTTCGCCATGGCGTTCCGTGGCTGCGTCACCTCCGGAGACCCGATCGATGTCTTCAGCGGTGCGACCAGCGGCGGCACGAGCGTCACCGCGTCGCCGGCCGTGTCGGTCACCACGACCGGGGCGGACCGGCTGCTCGTGTGGCTGGCGGGCACGTACGACGTCACCACCTGGACGACGCCGAGCACGTTCACCGCGTCGGCCCCGGCCGGGGCGCCCGCCTCGCGGCTGGTGCACGCGGCTCGCAAGGCTCAAGCAGTGGCCGGTGCGTCGGGGTCGGTCACGACCACGACGACGCAGAGCTTCACGAAGACGGCGCATCTCGTCGCCCTGCTCCCCGTGCCCTCCGGCACGACCTACTCGAAGGCAGGCGGGGCGGCACGATCCAGCGCCGGGTCGGGCTCGAAGTCGGTCCTGCCGGCCAACTTCGTCGACAAGGCCGGCGGCGCCGTGCGCACCGGAGCCGGGTCGGGCGCGAAGGCGATCGGCAAGACGAACCCGAAGACCGGCGGAGCGGCCCGCACCAGCGCAGGCTCCGGAGCGAAGTCGGTCATCAACGTCCCGCCGGACCAGCTACCCAGCGATGTCCTCGACCTGTCGTACTGGCACCTGACCACGCCGGAGGACTCGGGCGACGGCGACGCCGAGCAGATCAACCAGCCCGCGCTCGACAGCTTCGAGTCCGCCGGGTTCTTCGTCGATGACGACGGGTTCGTGAACTGCGTCGCGCCGGTCGACGGGTTCACCACCTCGGGCGCGTCCGGCGCCGTCCGCATGGAGCTGCGCCAGCACTACAAGAGCGGCTACGCCAACGCGGCGATGGACCCGAACGGGTCCGGTCGCTGGCAGATGACCATCACCACCAGTGCGGATCCGACGAGCATCACCGGCGGCTCGAACCCGCGCAAGGAACTGATCATCTCCCAGATCCACGGCGCGGGCGACAGCCCCATTCCGCTGATCCTGTCGGCCGAGTGGACGTCGGGCGGTAGCCCGGTCACGCCGCGTGTACGGATCTTCAAGAACGGCCCCGGGCTGGCGAACCTCATCACGGGCATCACGACCAGCACGCGGCTCACGTTCCGGATCCGGATCGAGGACGATCGGCTCAAGGTCTGGGGCGTCGCGGGCGAGGTCAGTGACCTGGCGCCGCTCGCCTCGCCGCAGTACGACTGGCCGATCTCGGACTTCACCGACCAGTCGGGCTGGTACTACAAGTGCGGGGCGTACCACAAGACCACGATCGCGTCCGGGTCGTCCGGCGAGGGCATCGCCAAGATCTCGTTCCTGGAGGTCCTCGAACCGGCCGACGACGACCCGTCCGGCACGACCCACGACAAGACCGGTGGCGCAGCGGCGCGCTGTGCGGGGTCTGGCGCGAAGACGGTCACGAACCCCACGACCTACAGCAAGACCGGCGGCGCAGTCCGCGTCAGCGCAGGATCGGGCGCGAAGACCGTCTCGGTGCCTGCCGTGTACGCCAGGACCGGCGGAGCGGCCCGCACCAGCGCAGGATCCGGAGCGAAGGCTGTCACCTCGGCCACGACCTACGTCCGCACCGGCGGCGCCGCCGCGCGCGGTGCGAGCGCCGGCGCGAAGGTGCGCACACCCGCTACCATCCACGCCGAGTTCGGCGGTGCCGCTGCCGGTGCTGCCGGGTCCGGTGCCGTCGAGCTCGTCTCGGCTGCCCGACACGAGAAGACCGGCGGCGCCGCCCGTGTCACCGCCGGGTCGGGCGCGCAGAGCGTCACCTCGGCCACCGTCTACGTCCGGACCGGCGGCGGCGCAGCTCGCAGCGCGAGCTCCGGCCTGCGCCAGACCGGCGGCGGTGTCGAGTACAGCAAGGGCGGCGGCGCGGTGGGCGTGGGCGCCGGGGTCGGCGCACGAGAATCCCAGCACCCGGACGTCTACCCCCGCACCGGTGGCGCGACGACGACGACGGCCGGATCCGGCGGGTACACGATCGCATCGGCGGTAGTCCACACCCGCGTCGGCGGCGCGAGCGCGTCAGTGGCCGGATCAGGGACCGCTGAGCACGTCCCTGCCGTCCGGCACGACCGCACCGGCGGCGCCACCGTGCGCGGTGCCGGCTCCGGCTCCGTCGATCTGACGCCCGCCTTGGTGCACGCGAAGACCGGCGGCGCGAGCACGACCGGCGCCGGCGCTGGGATCCAGGACCGGACGTCGGCCACGGTCTACGTCCGGACCGGTGGCGCGGCGGTGCTGGTCGCCGGGATCGGCCTGGTTGAGGTCATCCATCCCGCGGACCACGCGAAGGCGGGGGGCGGCGCCGTGCTCGGCGTGGGCTCCGGCCGCGGGCGACGAGGTGGACGGATGCGCTCCGGCGTGCCGGTCGCCATCGGCCAGTTCAGCTCCGGCACCCCGGTACGGAGGTAGACCCGGTGGCCACCTTCGGCAAGACCACCGACGGCATCAACACCAGCGCGTCGAGCGCCCCCCGGGTCTGGGTCTCCCAAGCAACACCGAGCGCGACCGGCCCGGTAGTCACCGGCCACGCCCGGATCTCGCTCGACGCTGCCGGCACGACGACGTGCCGGTTCGCGATCTACGCGGACAGCACGGGTGAGCCGGGCGCGCTGCTCGCGCAGTCCGACACGCTCACGCTCACGGCGACCTCCGAGGCCGAACGCGTCTTCACGTTCTCCGGCGCCAACATCATCACCGTCACCAACGGCGTGCCGTACTGGATCGGCCCGGCCTGGAATGACCCGGGCACACCGTCCGTGGTCGTCTCCCGGGACAACACGGCCGCCATGACTCGCCAGCAGGCCGTCACGGCCGGGCCGACGCTGCCCACTCCGTACGGCACCCCGGTCGCCAGCAGCACGGGTCCGATCGACGCCTACGTCACCTTCACGACGTTCACGATCTACGCGAAGACCGGCGGCGCAGCCGCGCTCGGAGCCGGCTCCGGCGCGAAGGTGTTCGACGAGCACGAGACGCACGCGAAGACCGGCGGTGCAGTCGCCACGAGCGCAGGCTCTGGTACGAGCACGGTCACGCATCCGGCCACCTACGACAAGGCCGGCGGCGCGGCGCTGCTCTCCGCGGGCTCGGGCGAGAGGGTCGTCAACGCGACCAACCCCAGGACCGGCGGGGCAGCGGCGGCGTCCGCAGGCTCGGGCGCGAGCGTGCACGACACGGCCACGACCTACGACAAGGCAGGCGGTGCAGCTGCGCTCGGTGCCGGCTCTGGTGCGCAGGACGTCGAGCACCCCACGACGTACGACCGGACCGGCGGCGCAGCGGCCGACGCGGCGGGCTCCGGCGAGGCCGAGCTCGACGCGGTCACCATCTACGACAAGGCCGGAGGCGCGGCAGCCACCGGCGCGGGCTCCGGCGCACGCAGTCTCGTCCGCTCGTACACCGGCGGCGGCGCGGCGGCGTCCGCCGGCGCGGGCACGCGCGACGTCGTCCCGGCCGCGGTCTACGACCGGGCTGGCGGCGCGGCGGCGCTCGGTGCTGGCGTCGGCGAGGCCGTGCACGACACCGCCGGGACCATCGTCCGGACCGGCGGTGCAGCCGCGTCCGGGGCGGGCTCCGGCGTTCTCGAGATCCAGCATCCCGCCGTGCACGCGCTCTCCGGCGGCGCGGCCGTCGAGGCGACCGGTGCCGGGGCGCGCGAGTTCGTTCGCATCAAGACAGGCGGGGCCGCTGCGCTCGGGGGCGGCAGCGGCTCCGCTGCCCTCGTCCCACCCGCCGTGCACGCGCTCTCCGGCGGCGCGGCGGTGTGCGGCGCCGGTACCGGCGAGCTGGAGCACCACGTCCCCGCCGTGCACGCCAGGACCGGCGGTGCGGTGGCCACCGGCGCTGGCACGGCCGCCGTCGACATCGACCCCGCCGAGGTGTTCAGCAAGGCCGGCGGCGCGGCGGCGAGCTGTGTCGGCATCGCGCTCGTCGAGGTCATCCACGCGGCCGTGCACGTGCGTACCGGTGGGGCCGCCGCGCTCGTTACCGGGATAGGCCGGGCGCGAGTCGGGGGAGACCTCTGGTCGGGGGAACCGCTCGCGCTCGGCCGCTACCACGCGGCCGAGCCGGTCACCGTGGGAGGGATGAGCGCGGGCAGGCCAGTGGCGGTCGGCCAGCTGCGCGCGGGAGAACCGATCGTGTAGGAGGAAGAAGCCGGAGCCGCTCATGTCCGTCGAGGTGATCTCGGCTGTCTTTACGGGGCTGACCGGGCTTCTCGCCGGGCTCGCCGCCGTGCTGGCCACCAGATCGAGGAGGGTCTCCGAGGACTCCCGATCGGTGCGGCGCGGGTACCGCGAGCTGCAACGGAAGTTCGTCGCCGCCGTCGCGCACATCTTCACCCTGGAGACCGAACTCGCCCAACGCGGACTGCGCGTTCCCGAGCGACCTGAGATCCTGGAGAAGGACGAGGACGAGGATGGGCCAGCACCGGAACGGGCTAGCCATCGCGCCACCCCCTGACCCGGCGCTGGTCGATGGCATGCACCGCAAGGACGACGAGCGTCCGGCGTCCCGCTGGTGGATCGCGATCATCGTGGTCATCGGTCTGTTGCTCGTGGGATTCGGCGTGTGGCTCACCCAGAGCGCCGGCAGCGTCGAGGACCAACTCGGCACCACGGCCCAGCAGTACCAGGATCTCGGCCAGTCCGTGACCGCCGCGTGCACACGCGGCGACGTCGTCCAGACGCCCGCGGGTCAGAACCTCTGCCAGCGCGGGGCCGAGGCGCAGAGCGCTCCGATCCCCGGCCCAGCCGGCGAGCGCGGGCCGGCCGGCGAGTCGATCGTTGGGCCGAAGGGCGACCCGGGAGAGCCGGGCGCGGACGGCCAGCCGGGCGCGGACTCCACGGTCCCCGGCCCGATGGGACCGCAGGGCCAGCCGGGCGCGGACGGCCAGCCCGGGAGCGATGGCAGCGCTGGGCCGGCCGGCGTCGATGGCCAGCCCGGGCAGCCGGGCGAGTCGATCCCCGGCCCGGCCGGACCGATGGGGCCGCAGGGCGAGCAAGGACCGGAAGGCGAGCAGGGCGATCCCGGACCAACCTGCCCGGACGGCAGCACGCTCCAGACGGTCGAGTTCGCCAGCGGCGAGACCGGCCTCGGCTGCGTCACGTCCACCGGCGAGCCGATCCCGCCCGACCCCGACGGAGGGTTGCTCGATGGTTGATCCCGAATCGACCCGTACGCAGGTGGACGGGCTGCGCATCGCCACCGTCGCCGTGCTCGCCGTGGACACCCTCATCGTGGTGTTGCTCTCCCTGTTTCTCGTGACGAACGTGCAGGCGCAGCGCCAGGTGAACGAGTGCTATCAGGGCCTGCTCGACGAGGTCGTTACCTACCTGGGCGTCGCCGCGCAGGCCGGACGCACCGACCGGCAGGCGCAGCGAGAACTACTGACCGACCGCGCAGCCTCCCCCGACGAGGGTCGTGCGGTGCTGGACCGATACCTCGCGCAGCTGGACGAGGCCGACCGAACAAGATCGACCAACCCCATCCCCACACAACGCTGCGCGCGCTGACGCGTCCTTCTCTGTGAAGGACGTCGCCCCCAAGGAGAGACCATGAATCGAACCGCTCTACTGGCCGGCGCCGTCCTGGCGCTGTCCGTGCTGACCGCGTCCCCCGCCCTGGCGCAGGACGACAGCAACGCGTGCGATAAGGCCCGGATCGCCGAGGGCAACGCGCTCACCGACCTCCGCTCAGCCAAGGACGACCGAGAGCGGGTCCGTCTCGCCGCCGAGGCACGCGACGCGACCACCATCACGGTCGGAGATATCACCGTCGTGATCGACGGCGAGGTCAAGATCAGCGGAGCGGAGCGCGTTGGCCTGGACGCGCTGAAGGGTCGGATCGATCGTCTCGACCGCAAGTACGTCGACGCCGTCGAGAAGCGCAAGGACAAGTGCGACGACCCGGCGCCGACGTCCACCGTGACCACCACGCCGGCGACACCGGCTCCGGACGACGACGTCGACTGCGACGAGGTCTCGGACGAGGAAGCCCAGCGCATCCTCGACGCCGACCGGAACGACCCGAACGACCTCGACAGCGATGACGACGGCGTGGCCTGCGAGGAGGACGTCATCGTCGGCAACGACGACGAGGTCGTCATCCCGTCCGGCGGCGTGAACACCGGCGGCGGGCCTGCGTGAGACTGACCGCCCTGATGCTCGGTGCCGCGCTCCTCGCGGGGTGCGGTACCGAGTTCGTCGCTGACCCGCCGCGTGAGCCGCCGCCGGTCGTGGTCGACGAGATCCCGACGCCCGACCCCAGCGCGATCATCATCCCGAAGATCGGGGCCGAGTCGAACCTGATCCCGCTGACCATCGACGAGAACAACGAGCTGATCCCGCCGCCGGTCGACCAGCCACTACTTGCGGGCTGGTACGCCGGGCGGGACCCGGCGTTCGACGGGGACGAGTACCAGCCGGGCGAGAACGGTCCGGCCGTCATCGCTGGGCACGTCGACGGCATCGGGCCGGACGGCCGCAAGGGCTTCCCCGGCATCTTCGCGCGCCTCGGCGAGCTGGTGCCCGGCGACGAGATCCTGATCGACCGCAAGGACGAGTCACGGCTGCGGTTCGTGGTCAGCGCGGTCGCCTCGTTCCCGAAGGCCGCATTCCCGACCGAGGACGTTTACCTCAAGACCGAGACACCGACGCTGCGGCTGATCACCTGCGGCGGCGAGTTCGACCGCCAGTCCGGGCACTACGTCTCCAACGAGATCGTCTGGGCTGACCTGGCGTCATGAACGTGCGCTGGGGCTGGCGCTGCGTGTCGTGCCATCACCGGCGCGACGCACACCTGTTCCACCACGGGCCGTGCCTGGTCTGCGAGTGCCCGCGCTACGTCCCACCGTGGTGGGTCCAGCTCCGGAGGTGGTTGCGTGCACGACTGTGAAGCCATGCGGCGGTGGCTGGTGTTCGCCGCCCTGTTGCCCTACGCCGTGCACCACGACCACCGGATCGAGCGGCGCGAGGCTGAGGTCCGACGTTCGCAGGACCGGGCGCACCGGCTGATGCAACGCATCCCGATCCAGCGCTCCCGTGAGATCGCGCTCCCCCGCCGAGAGGTCGCACCGCGGGGGAGCGGGCCGTGGCACGGCTGAGAGACCTGCTACCGGCCACCCGCGTAGATCTGCATCTGCTCTGGACCTACGTGATCGGCCAGACCGAGCATCACACCAAGCTCGCCGAGCGGGTGGCCCTGCTCGAGGCGCAGGCGCACAAGAACAACGATCAGCACGGCTGAGCTCGGCGTCCGGCCGGCGCTCCCTGACGGCCGGACGCCGAGCCCATGGAGGTGAGTCCGATCGGGGACTGGAGCTTGAACCGCGAGGGCCGCTGGGTCTACGACGCCAACGCACCCGCCGCGAACATCTCGGCGACGCAGATGATGCCCGCGACCTCGCCCGACGATCCCGTCGACGTCCCGCCACGGGTCGACGATTGGTGCGAGGACCGCGACCCGGGCGAGCTGACCGACGACGACGAGCGGGAGTAAGGCGAATGCCCTACATGACCTGGCTCGCGGACGCGCTACGCGGCGGTGGGCTCCCTGTCCGGGAGGTCGTCGGGTGGCGCACCCGTGGGCATGGCGCGATGGCCGACGTGCGCGGCGTCGTCTGCCATCACACCGCCGGGGCGGCTAGCGGCCTGTACCCGTCGGAGAAGGTGGTCGTCAACGGCCGGATCGGACTGGCCGGGCCGCTGTGCAACCTAGGCCTCGACCGAGCCGGGACGTGGATCGTGGTCGCCGCCGGGCAGGCCTGGCATGCCGGCACCGGATCCGTCGCGTGGTGCCCGAGCGGGGGCAACTCGCACCTGATCGGCGTCGAAGCCGAGAGCGTCGGTACCCGCGACGACTGGACTGCGGCGCAGCGCGAGAGCTACCCCCGCGGAGTGGCCATGCTGCTCCGCTACCTGAAGCTGCCCGCGTCGCGCGCGATCGCGCACCGGGAGTGGGCGCCCGGCCGCAAGATCGATCCGGCGTTCTGGGATATGGGCGAGTTCCGCCGCGCGGTCGGGCGCGACCTCGCACCCCCCGCGGTCGTTGCACCTGCGAAGACATCCCCCGTGTCGGTCCCCCGAGAGGACGCCTCTGTGATCCTGAAGAGCCAGCCGGACAAGAGCCGGGCTGTGTACGTCGCCGGTCTGTTGACCGGCTTCAACTTCGTCGGGCTCGGCCCGACGGAGACCCCGACCGACGAGCAGGCCGCGAAGCTGGGCATCCCGGTCATGTGGGTTGAGTACGGCACCTGGCAGGAGTACGACCGCCGCTCGCACGTGATGCTCGGCGACATCTCGAAGGGCGCCCAGCTCCCAAACTCCCCCGGCCCGTCGTCATGACGGGCCGGCTCCCCGAATCCCTGGAGGACATCATGACCGACCCCACCCCCGGCTACCCGGACCACGCCGCGCCCGCCGTGAAGACCGAGGGCGTGTCGCCCAAGGCGATCGCGGCCACCGTCGTCGGCGCGCTGGTCGGCGTCATCATCACCACCCTGAACGCGATGCAGACCAACCCGGACCTGCTCGGCACTCTGCCCACGTTCTGGCAGTCGGCGATCCTGCTGGTGATCCCGCCGGTGCTCACATTCCTGGCCGCCTACCAGGCGGGTCCGGGCGCAGTCACCGTCGGAAGGAACTAGCCCATGATCGCCATTGTGTTCGCCATCCTGGCCATCGTCTGCTTCCTGGTCGCCGCGCTGGGTGGCGCGATCGGCATCGATCTGACCTTGCTCGGCCTGACGTTCCTGTCCTGCGCCGTGCTCGCGATGAACCTGCCGGCGACCTGGCCTCGACGCGTTCCCTGATCATCGTCGGCCTGTACGCTGGGCCCTGGCGCTTGATGTCCTCTCGTGCCGACTGAGCCCCCCTCCGCTACTGGCGGAGGGGGGCTCTTTTCGTGCGTCCAGGGTCAGGCGGTCCATTCCTTCGAGGTGGCGTCCAGGTGTGCCCGGACCCCGTGCACCAGGTGCGCGGCGGCCCGATCGGTGTACTCGTCTCCCGACGGGACGCGTAGCGGCTGCTCGATCACATTGCACAGGTGGCAGCGCTGCACGCCGTCGGTCAGTCGGTAGTTGCGGTTGTCCGGGCCACCGGGCACGGCCCACCAGCGCGGCGCGGTCTTCACGTCAGGCGACCTTGGTGAACGGCGCGCAGCCGGACACCTCGATCTCGGCTCCGACCATGCTGGCCGGGATGGTGATCCGGACCTGGCCGTCGTTGCTGATCTCCTGGAGCAGGAACTTCTCCCCGCGCTGCACGTCGACGTAGCAGAGCTTGATGACGCCGCCGTCCGGGCCCGGGCTCTTGTACTTGCCGGGGGCGACCTCGTCGCCGATCTCGTAGATCCCGTTCGAGATGGACCCGTCGGCCGGAGCCGGAGCGGGCACCTGCTGGACGTCCGGGACGTAGGGCACGTGCGGGGCCGAGGTTGTCGCCGCGCGGGCGGGCTCGTCGGCGGTCGGCAGGCTGCCGAACATCAGGCCGAGCAGGAACGTGCCGGCGGCGATGGCGACGGTCAGGCCCTTGCGGGTCTTCGGCTTGGGCGTGGCCTCGACGTAGGGCCACGGGGCGTGCTGGTTCATCGGTGTCCTCTCGTGTACTTCAGGTCGGTGGATCTTAGCGGGCCAGCTGGCGGGCCTCGTGCCAGCGGAAGTACTCGTGGCGGGCCTGCTCCCAGTACCACAGGTCGTACTCCCAGCGGGCCAGCGCGTTCGCGTAGTCGTCGCGCAGCTGCCGGTTCTTGGCCTCGTTGATCAGCGTCATGGCCAGCCACACGATCGCCCACAGGCCGAAGGTGAAGAACGACAGCAGGAAGTGCACGGCGTGCAGGGTGTAGACGAGGTGCGGCTCGCTCGGCCGGCGCGGTGGCGGTCCGAAGTAGTTGCTCACTGGGTGCCCTCTCGTTGCGGTGCTTGTCCAGTGTATCGGACAGCGGACAAGAAGTGTTACCGGGCGGCCCGAAGGACGTGCCGGGCCTGCCGGGCGGCGGCGTAGAGCGTGCACCCGCGCGATCGACACAGCGGACAGTGCCCGGACGCGTCGACGGCGTGGTCGTCGAGCATCTTGTCGATGTTCGCGATCGGGGTGAAGTTCCGCAGCGTGCGGACGACCTCGAGCATCAGTGCGTGGTTCATGTTCATGTCCTCTCGGGGTAGGCGATCACAGTTCGCGCGGCCCCCCGAGCGGTGTTACTTATCGAACGCCCAACGTAACGCTCCGCAGGCGGCATCGGGAAGATCGTCGTTCACGGCCTTGCTCGGGAACATCACCATCTCGCGTTCCAGCTCGACGTGCTCGATGGCGTGGAAGACGCGGCCGGTCATGTACCACTGCAACGCCTGCTCAAACCGGTCCTGCTTCGAGTTGGACACGTGCTCGGTCATCAACCGCACCCCGGCCGGCAGCGGCGAGAGCATCTGCCGCCACAAGTCGCCGCCCTGGTTGGTCTCCACGACGACCGTGCGCAACGTGGGCTGGCGCGCGCACAGCTGGTGGATCCGCTGGCGCAGCTCCTCCGCGGGGATCCGGTACGCCTGCGCGTACTCCACGACCGCGTGCCGCCGGGCCGGGTCCCGGCCGACGATGACGATCGCGGTCCGGTCGGACTTCGCGTGCGAGGTCGTCGCCACGTCGATGTACATCGCGTGCTCGAACACGCCCCCGAACGAGCGGGACGTGCGGCGCTTGAACATCTCGGGCCGCCAGAACGACCCGGCCTCGGTGCCGTACGGGGACGGGTCGAGCAGGTAGTTCTTCTCGAACTCCGGCGGTACGTCGCCCTCGGGCGTGCGGCGCAGCTCCTGGCCGAGGTGCGTCTCGGTCAGTGGCCAGCGCTCCGGCCAGATCGAGCGCTCCTCGCCGGTGAGCGGGTCCACCTGCACCGCCGGGAAGACGCGCGGCGTGATGCCCGAGTTCGCCACCCAGGCGTGGTGCTTGCGGCCACGGGCGTGCTGGGCGATCTGGTCGATGACCGAGTCGTAGGACGTCGTCGTACCCAGGATGATGGACGCCGCGTGGTCGGCGCCCATCGGCAGCGCCTTCGTGGTGATGGCCTCGATCCGCTTGCGCCGCTCGTTGTCCGACATCGTCGACTCCAACGGCTCGATGTCGTCGAACACCAACAGGTCCGGCCGGTCGGCCCCGGACTTCGCGCCGAGCGTGTTCTCCGACAGGCCGTTGGCCCGGATCGTGCCGCCGTTCGCCACGACGATCGACTTCGTGTTCGACCCGCCGCGCACCCGACGCTGACGCAGCGACGGGTAGTCCTGGAGCAGCAAGGCGTTGCCGCTGTTCGGGTCCAGCTCCATCCGCAGGTTCGCCAGCTGGTTGTTGGCCATGTCCGTGGTGTCGCTGAAGGCCATGAAGTAGTTCCGGTGCCCGTGCGCGAGGGCCCAGAGCGGCAGGATCAGGAACGCCCACGAGGTCTTCCCGATCCCCCGCGGCGCGATCCAGGCCTCACGCCAGCGCTTGGGCTGGACCCAGCGCTTCGACGCCCGGCACAGCCCGAGGTGCAGCTGGTTGAACGTGACGATGGGCGGGTTCAAGCCCTGGAGCTTGAGGTGATGTGGGAAGTACACCAGCGCGAACAGCAGAGGACTCCCCTTGGTCCACCGGCGGCGGAACTCCGACGAGGTCCGCATGCCCGAGTGAGCCAGCGGCGCGGTCTCGTTCGCGAACCAGGGGAACCACGCCCCGGTCGGCGGCCGGATGTCCGGGCACGGCGGCGGCGGGACCAGGGAGAGCGTCACAGCCGGTCTCCCTGCGAGTCGGCCAGCCACCGGCAGTGCATCCGGTCGGTGAGCGTGTGCATCGGCGGCGACCCGATCAGCTCCCGGCCGCAGCGTCCGCAGTGCGTCGGCCGCCAGTCCCGCGCCCAGGCCGCGCCGATGAACGGGGCCACGATCAGGGCGAGCCCGAGCACGACGATCGGGATCAGCCACCAGGTGAACGTCATCGTCATCCCCTCCGTACCGGGCCTGGGTGCGGGTGCCGCCACGGCCAGTGCGCACCCGGGACGTAGCCCGAGCCCCGGCACGGCTGGCACCGGCGGCGGCCACCGGCGACGTCCTCGTCGTACTGGGCGGTCTCGGTCTCGGCCACCGACAGTGCGGTCCACCCGCGCCCGGCGCAGACCAAGCACATGTCCTGCGGTGCGTAGTCGCAGTCGAACGAGTTCGAGCTCTCGCCCCGCCACTGGTCGCCGACCTGGCGCACGGACTGCTCGTTCGGCCCGTATCGGCACTTCCCGCGGGTCACGTTCCAGGTGAGCAGCTGGCCCGAGCGCAGGTCATCGAGCAGTCGGCGAGGCATCGGTCAGTATCCGAGCAGGCGCGCGCGGAACGAGGCGAACCGGAGGATCATGCGGGAGCCCGCGAGCGGGTCTACCTCGCCGCGGTCGATGGCATCGACGATGAACGACTCGGCCTTGTCCACATGGGCCAGCAGTCCTGCCATTGTCACGAGCCTCTCCGCGTCCTGCCAGTTCTCATCGGCCGTGCCGCGCGGCACGACCTCGTCGATCTCGCTCCGCGTCGCCGTGCCGTCGAGGATCCTGTCTACCAAGCCGGTGCGCATCCGAAGGGCGCGTTCGAGCTGGGTCTTTGTCTTGTCGCGTATCGCGGTCGTCTCCGCTCGCTCGATCTTCCGCATCGTCATCTCGCCCGGACCGTCGTGGCCGATGAGCTGTTGCGGCAGTCGTAGCAGTTCTCTACGCGCTTTCACGGCCGCAGCTAGCGCCTGCCAGTTCTCCCCAGTCACGGTGCCGCGCGGCACGACCTCGTCGATCTCGCTCCGCGTCGCCGTGCCGTCGAGGATCTTCTCCACGACGCCGTCACCGAACTGGAGCGCGGTCTCCAGCTGCACGAAGGTCCGCGGGGCGTAGCTCGTCCGCGACGCCTGCTCGATGTTGCGCATGGTCCCTGCGCTCGGTCCGCCGCGCGCCTCCATGTCGGACTGTCGCAAGTGCAGTAGGCCGCGACGGCGTCGTACTTCTGTGCCCAGCGCTTCCCAGTTTCTCGGGCTATCCGTCGAGTCCATCGTTCTCCTCCATGCTCTTGGTCTTGCGTGCGTGCGCGTCGACCGACTGGGTGAGCGCGGCCAGGAACGCCACGTCCGGTCCGATCGGCTCCCCGTTCGGGCCCTCGATCTGGGTCCGGGTCGCCATCGCCGCACCGGTCACCTTCACCCAGAGCGTCTCCAGCTGGACGTAGCGGGCCATCGCCTTGTCCAGCGCGGTGTGCCCCTTCTCGAAGTCCAGCTCGCCGGTCTGCGCGCCGGCGGCCAGCTCGGTGACGGTCGCGAGCTGGCGCTCCAGGGCCTGGTCGAGCCGGCCGATGGACGCGGCCCGGGACTGAGCCGGGCCGACGAAGTCCAGGAACCTGGCCCGGTCCTGCGCCTCGCTGATGATTTCGGCCACGGTCGCGTGGCTGATCTGGTCGCCCCGGTCGGTGAACATCTTCGAGATCGTGCGCAGGGACCGGCCCTGGTCCTTCAGGTTCCAGGCCTCGTCACCGAGCTTGGCCCGCTTCTCTGGGCTGTAGCGCGGCCGGCTGACGCGGCCATCCTCGCTGACAGTCACCGGAATCGGCCCTCTCTGACGGTTGCTTGACACGCTGTGTTCGTCGCTCACGGACAGTGATCACTGCAGGTAGTCGATGGTGAACAGCAGGACCCCGCCCGCGATCCGACCCACTCCGCCGCGCTGGCGGTGCCGGCCGCGGTAGACCAGCGCCCGCCATCCGGTGCGCAGCGGACGCAGCTCGCTCACGTCCGCCACTCCCGCCCACACCCACACGTCCACGTGCCGGACCCGCTCGGCGGTCGGCAGTCGTGCTCGACGAACTCGCGGACCCCGCTCTTCGTGGTGCCGAGCGGGACGTACCCGCGGCGGGTCTTCTCGTTGAGCGACGCCCAGGTCGGGCGCCACTTGCCCCGGCTCACGTCCGCGGTCCGCTCAGCGCGTCCAGCTTGTGGCCGAGCTCGGGCCAGGTCCGGCGGACCAGGACGCGGTGCTCGGCCCCGGCCACGCCGGGGCGCCGCCAGACGGCCAGCACCCGGCTGACCGTGGACAGGATCTCGTCCAGGTCCCGCTCGCCCAGGTCGCCGATCGCGACCCGGGTCCGCAGCTCCTGGCCGCTCATCGCCCCGCGGACGGGGCCGTAGTCCTCGCTCATCACTTGTTCATCCTCGGGGGCTGAGACGGGTCGCCGTCGTCGTCGGTCAGGGACCAGCCGGGACCGGTGCCCTCGCGGGCCGCCCGCCACGTGGCCTGGGCCTTGTCCGTCCGCTCCTGCTCGACCCGGGCGGTGTACATCTTCAGCGACGGGACCCCGAAGATCAGCACGCCCAGGCCGGGGGCGAGCCAGCCGCCACCGGCCGACAACGCGACCATCAGCGAGAGCGTGCTGGCGAAGAACCCGACGAAACACGCCCAGCGGACCAGGTCGGTTTCGCTGAACTCGAACGTGCGCCGGTCGTCGTCGGCCATGGGTCAGCCCTGGTCCGGACGCGGCTCGCCGGTGCCGGTCGTGAGCACCTCGCCGGCCTTGATGTCGTGCAGCTCGAGCAGCTCGCGGGCGTGGCGGCGCAGTGAGCGCTGCACGGACGCGGCGATGGCCGAGCTTCCGTCGTGCTGGTTGGCCGCATCCCAGATGGCAGCGGCGAGGGTCTCGGCGGCGACGTCGCTCTTGGCGACGGTCAGGTCTTGCGGCCGGATGGCCATGATCGGTGTCCTCTCGTGGTGCTACTTGTCGTTGTGCCGGGCCCGGGCTCGGGCCAGCTCGTCGCGCAGGACGTCCTCCTGTAGTCGACGCAGGCCTTCGTGGTCGTGCACCGGCAGCGGCTCCTTGACCACCGTCACCAGCTCTTCGATCTCGTGCTCGATGGTGCGCCGGTCCTGTCGGGCCTGGACCGCGCCGGCGCAGGCCGCGCCGAGCAGGCCGACCAGCCCGGCCAGCAGGCCGCCGACCGAGGCCGGGAACACGGCCGCGCCGCCGATGGCGAACCAGCCGGTCATCGACGCGGCCGGGACCGCGAACGCCACCAGGTAGGGCAGCGCCCGGGCGAGCTGGCGGCGGATCATGCGTCGGCCCGCCGCCCGCGGGACCACTTGCGGGTGGCCGGGCCGCGCACCAGGTCGTGCACGGTGCCCCGGCGCATGACCAGCGTCTGCGCCAGCACCGACACCGACACGTCGTCGGTGTTGCGCAGCTCGTAGGCCAGCTCGTTGCGGTCCTTGAGCGTCTGCTCCGTCTCGGCGTCGAGCTCGCCGAGCCGGGCCTGGAGCGCCGCCAGGCGGGCCAGCTTGTCGTCGATCTCGGTCATGGTCATGACTGTACACTATCCCTTACACCAGACACCAGGTGACCGTTCCGACGCGTCGTGTAGTCGACGCCCACCCGCCACATGCCCAGATAGCCCTGCCGCCAGCCCTGGTCGACGGCCGAGGCCCGGTCCTGGGCGCCGAGCTTGATCCGTAGGTCGCGCACCGCGCGCTTCACCGAGTCCAGGTTCAGGCCCAGCCGCTGCGCGATCCGCTCGTTGGTCATCCCGCGGGCGACCATCGACAGGATCTCGACCTGGCGCACGGTCAGCGACGCGCCCGGCCGTGGCCGCGGGGCGCTCATCGCTGCCACCGCCGACGCTTCGCCCCGTGGGTGAGCCGGCCGAGCACCAGTCCGGTCAGCGCGGCCAACGCGAACCAGGCGGCCACGCCCAGCACGATCAGCTCGGGCGTGCTCACGTCGTCTCCCCGAGGATGTAGCCAGCAGCGTCGGAGGCGTTCATCTCGACGACGTTGGCGCAGCCATCGTGCACCTCGCGGGCCCGCTGCGCGATCGGCTCCAGTACCGCGAGCCGGGCGCGCGCCTGGGCGAGCTCGGCGTGCTCGGGGCCGTCGCACTCCACGACGATGAGCCCGTCCCGTAGCTCGGCGTTCTCCTCCTGCAGCCTCTCTACCTCGGCTGCGAGCACCTTTGCCGCCTCGATCTCACCCACCGACATCACGGCGTAGTCCGCATGCTTCGTGATCAGAAGTGCCTCGTGCGCGTCCATCACTCCCCCTTCCCGAGCAGCTCGTCGACGACGCGCAGCGTCTCGCACGGCTGCCCGGTCCCGTCGTAGGCTTGGCACTCGGGGCAGTACGGCGGTCCGGCAGAGTCGTCGTCCGAACGGCGGTGCATGTGCTGTAGCTTCTTCAGGCCGGCCCGAAGCTTCCGCACCTCGGCCTGGAGTCGTGCGATCTCCCGACGGTCCCCCGTCATGTCGAAGTCGGCGCCGTACATCACTCCCCGTCCTTCCCGGACAGCTCGCGTCCGATGGCCTCGACCACGGCCGGGGGTAGCTCGTCCGCACCTCGGCGCAGGTGATCGGCTATCCCGTAGGCGCCCTCGCGTTCGGCCACGTCCGCGGCCTTGCGGAACCGGGCCGGCCAGTCGATCGGGGCGGGCTGATTCAGGGACCACTCGTAGGATCGGTCGCCGTCCGCTGGATCGAGGCCGTACGTGTCGATCGGATCATCGCTCATCGGTCCTGCCCTCCGTCCTCGTCCGCGTGCGCGCGGGCACGGGGGGCCGTGTACCAGGACGTGGACGTTTCTAGGGGCGGGACGAGCCCACTCATCGGCCCCGCGGCCGCCTCGTCCTGCCCTCCGTCTTCGTGCGTGCGGGCCAGCGCGTCGAGGACCGCGTCTCCGTAGTCGCTGACGATGCGATCCCGTACTCCGTCCGACGTGCGGTACCACTGCACGACGACCTTGGCCGCCTCGTCCCGGGCGCGGAGCTCGTACACGTCCGCGTTCTCCACGTAGCGCGCGTGCCACATCTCGGCCTGGCGCTGCGCCTCGGCCAGCTCGGTGAAGCGCGCGGTGCGCGCCTGTTCGTAGCCGTTGCGCCAGCCCTCGCGGTAGTGCTCGGACCCGGCCGCCGCCTCGTCCTGCCCTCCGCCCTCGTGTACGCGCTGCTCTAGCAGGTCAGCCAGCTCTCGGTTGTCCCTGGCCGCGTCATGCTCACCACGCCGGTCCTGCGTCTTCGCTCGCTCGCGCAGCCACGTTGCCGTCTCGTCGTACTTGTTCATGTCCTCGTCCTCTCAACAGAATCCGCAGGGACAAACGCCCCCGCGCACAGTGGCGCCGCAGGCCATGCCCTTGTTCTTGCCGCACATCTGCGGACAGGGGCGCGGCTGGGCCTCGGGGTTGCGCACGGCCTCGGCGTTGTTGCGACGCTGGCACGAGCACTTCCCGCGGTGACCGCAGGCGCTGCGTCCGTTGCGCTTGGGCTGTCCCCAGGCCATCACGACCCCCACGCGCAGTCGCCGAACGCGCAGCGGTGCATGGTGTGGCCGCCGGCGGGTAGGGCGCACGGGTGGTCGCCCGGGCGGGGCCGGGAGGCCGGAGGAAGCTGGCCGCAGACCCGGGTGGTCGGCTGCGGGCGGCGGCGCAGGGGGTTCAGGATCTTGGCCATGTTCGGTGTCCTCTCGTGGAAGGGGGCCCGGTCCCCTGGGGGAGGGGCCGGGCCCCGGGCGGGTGGGTCAGCGGCGGTTCGGCGGCCGGGTCAGGGCCACCTCGCCGTGGGTGGGGCAGAGCTTCTCGCCGTGGCGGGTCTGGACTCCGCGCTGGGCGTCGGCCACGTCGGTGCACGCCTTGCGGGCGCAGCTGGTGATGTGCTTGCCGGTCGAGTCCTTCATCCTGGCGTCCTCTCATCGACTATGTCTAGTGTACGGGACACCGGACACGAACGTCAAGGGGTCGGCTCGTCCGGTCCGTCGTCGGCCGGGACGAGGTCCTTGCAATATGCGCAAGAACCCTTGACGCCGTGCAGGCACACCCACTCCGGACACCCGACGTCGTGCCGGCCGTCCTCGCCGCAGACGTCGCAGCGCTCGATGACCGCGGTCGCGAGCCGGCGGGCACGGAGCTGCTCGAGCTCGCTCATCGTCGACGCCCCTTCGTCTTGAAGCTGCCCGGTCCGGGCGTGTTGATCGTGTGCCGGCCGGTGCGCGAGTTCCACGTCCAGCGGCCGACCTTCAGTCCCCAGGAGGAGAAGCCGCGCTCGGTCAGGTGCACGCGCACCGGACCGAGCCGCAGCGTCTTGCGCAGGTGGAACCTCATCAGCACTCTTCCTCGATCCGATCGAACACCTGCGAGGCCAGCTCCTGCACGTCGATACCCACGGAGCCGTAGGTGGCGAGATACTCCAGCAGGAAGTGTCCGATCTCGTCGGTGCGTCCGATCTCGATGTCGCGACGCAGCCGGTTGGCCGGGACCAGCGTGACCTCGCCCCAGTGCAGGTTGGCGACGGTGAGCGCGTGGTCGAAGTCGCCGAAGGGGCCGCGTTCGCTGTTCTTGTCGCGGACGTACCAGCCGGGGGCGCTGCCGTATCGGTAGGTGTCCTCGGTCTCCTGCACGATCACGTGGAAGAAGTCCTTGTCGGCCCAGACCTGGATGTGCCACTGACTCTCGTCCCGCTCCAGCTCGATCATCTCGATGTCCTCTCGTTGTCTATGTTCAGTGTAGGGGACACCGGACATAGTGTCAACGGGCGCCCGCCTCGGTACGCCAGAACCGCACGTAGCGGTCGTCCAGCTCGGCGGCCTGCGACGCGGCGAAGGCCAGGGTGCTCAGGCCGGCCGGGCTGGTCATGGTGGCCAGGTCCAGCTCGCGCCAGAGCCGGGCCCGGACCTCGTGCAGGTCGGCCAGGGCGGCGGCGCGCAGCCGTCGGGCGCCGGGCTTCAGGTGGCGGCCGTGGTCGTTGGCCGTGATCACGAACGAGATCCGCTCGGTCACGCCCTCGACGGTGTTCAGCAGGTCTCCCTTGGGGAGGCTCATGTCCTCGTCCTCTCAGCGGGGTGTGACGACGAGAACGGGAAAGTCGCGGCCGTCCGCGCCACGGAACTTCTCGTGGGTGACGGTGACCAGGTCGGCGTCGACGAGGTCCTGGACGTGCGTGCGAAAGACGCGGCTGATCTTGACGGTGCCCTCGTTGCGCGCCCGCTCCAGGATCCGCCGGTGGCGGGGAGTGAAGTCCTTCTCGTCCATGTCCGCAGGTTCCTCTCGTCGCTGTCCTCTGTAGGGTACACCGGACAACGAAGGCACGCAAGAGGGGCCCCGGACTGCACCCGGGGCCCCTCGTGGTCCTACTTCTTCGCGCCCTGGTGCTTGGCGTCGCGCTGGTTGCCGGCGCCGGTTGGCTTTGTGTTGCGGTCGTGCAACTTCTCCTGCTGTGTGCGCGGATCCTGCCTGGCCATGTGCTCACCTCCTCCCGTCTCGGTCTCGCAGGCGGCCAGGTAGCGCACCAGCTCGAGGTCGAGCCAGCGCGGGAGCATCCACCACGGGACGCTCACTGACCGGACATCCGGCTGCGCTCGAGCGAGACCACCAGCGCGGTGAGGACCGCCAGCAGCGCCACCGCGCCGACGATCTGCCCGCGGGCGACCACGCCGAGCTCGGCCAGGAACTCGCCGAGCTGTTGCTCGATGGCCAGCGCGGCCGGCGGCGTCCAGCCCGGCGGCGGCGTGGTCTCCGAGACCGCCAGCGGGACCGCGAGCGGCGCCGGGGCGGCCACCGGCGCCGGCGGCTGGTCCTCGTCCCGGCCGAAGCCGAACGCGAGGACCAGCGCGATGCCGATCGCGACCAGGACGCCCTTCATCTACTTCGTCCGGTTGACGGCGTCGAGCAGGGCGTCGAGCTTGTCCTGGGCGGCCTGGGCGGCGATGGCGTCCAACAGTGCGTCGTCGGACTCGGGGGTGTTGGCCATGGTGCGTGTCCTCTCGTCGTGGTCGTTTGTCAGTAGACTGTCCAAGTTGACTTACCGCTGGTCAGCGGCAGCCCGGATCGCGGCGATGAGACGTGACGCCGGCTGGCCCGGGTAGATCTCGGTCGACGTCTCGCCGGACTCGACCTCAACCACCTCCAGGACTCCGCCCTCGACGAGCGCAGCCACGTACGGGTCGTCGTAGTCGCCGCGCCACGTGACGCCGTCCTCGTCTGCCGTCAGGTCTACCGCCGCGCACACCTTCGCGACGTCGTCGATCGTGCGGATCTCGGCGCCCTCGTCGTTGACGACCACCTCCAAATCCGCAACCTGCTGGAGCGGGCAGATCTCAGTGACGTAGCCCAGCAGGGTCATGTCGCCAGCCGCCGCGGTCGCGCCGCGGAGCGAGAGCGGGCCGACGGTGACGGCCGTGTCGCTGAACGGCGACGTCCCGACGACCACGTACCGAGTGCTTTTCATGCTCTTCTACCTCTCGTCGAACCAACGCCTCAGGTCAGAGGCGTTATCGGTCAGCCGCGGCCAGACGGACGCAGTGCGAGCACTGCCAGTCCTCGTCGTCCGGGTGACCGACGAGATCAGCGTTCCGGGTGTGGTGGCCCCGCCGGCACGTCAGACCGAAGTGCTCGCGCTTGTACCGCCGCAGGTCCTCCAGCTCATTGCGGTCAGCCTGGACGTGCTCGGCTGCGCTCCAGAGAACCGTGCCAACCAGCTCGGCGACCTCGGCGACCCGCGCGTAGGAGCGCAGCGCCGCGGCAACGACTCGTAGCGCCTCTGGGTTGTCTGCGAGGGGTGCGATCGCCGCGTCGAGCACCGGCGCGATTGCCGAGACGGCCGCCTGACTGGTCGCGTCGAGCTGGTCGACGGCCAGCCCGAGCGCCGTCAGCTCCTCGGCCATGAGGTCGTTCACGTTCTGCATCTGGTCTCCTCTGATGAGTACTACCAACGCCTCAGGTCAGAGGCGTTATCGGCCACACCGGCAGTCGGTCGCGGCGTGCCAGTCGACCGGGACGACGCCCACGCGTCGCCGGGCCGCGACCATCCGCCCGACCCATCGCCAGTACAGCGCCTCGCGGCGAAGGCAGCGCCAGCGGCGGACCGTGGTACTCCACTCGCGACCGAGCATGGCCTCTCCCTCGTCTCAGGCGTTGCCATCCGTACGTGTCTCCTGTAAGGTACACCGGACAGGGACGCCCTGTCAACGAGAGGACACGAGGACCATGGACACTGCACCCGTGCTAGTAGCGGAGCCGACCTACGAGTGGGAGGCGGACGTGGCCGCCCTGGAGACCGAGCTGGTCGAGCTGCGCGCGATGCGTCAGCGGGCCGTCCGGCTGGCCGCCACCCCCGGCCTGGGCGGCGCGGCCATGACCTACGCCGCCTCCGGCCGGTTCGTGCTCGGCCTGGGCCCGGCGGTGACGTCGTGAGCACGTTCAACGCACCATTCCTGACCGCCGACGACATCCGCACGGCCCTCGTCTATGCAGCGGGCACCGAACAGCCGCAGAACGACATGACCGCGCGATGGATCCGAGCACTGGCGGCGACCGTCGAGCACGTCCGCCACGAGCGCGACCAGGCCCTGATCCGTGCCGAGGCGGCCGAGACCGAGTTGGAGTCCTACCGCAAGGCCGAACGGAAGGTGAGTCCGTGAACCCGTGCGGAGCTGCACTGGACCAGTGCCGGTGCACCAGCCCAGTGCCCCGCACGGCCGCCGAGATCCGGGCCGCGCACCGGGCGTCGCTCGCCCGGGCGCGCCGGTCCGGGTTTGTCGCCGCGCCGGTGCCCGGGTGGGTGATCTCGGTCTTGCTGCCGGGCGCCTGGCGGGACGAGGCGGTCGCGTAACGAACGAGAGCCCCTCCCCAAGGTCCAGGGGGAGGGGCTCTCTCGTGCGCATTGCCAGCGGCGGTCAGGCTAGCAGATGGTCCACCGCTCCGTCCTCGACGGCGGTGACCATCTCGGCGAACTGTGCCGGCGTGAACCGGGCGACCTCGGTCGGCCGGGCACTGTCGCGCACTTCGATCCACTCCCCGTTGCGTCGCACCTCGGGGCAGTCGCCGCCCGAGCAGAGCCTGAGCCATGCGTTCACGCCGACACGTCCATTCCGATGAGCAGTTCCTGGGCGGGCGGGTTCTCGATATAGCGGGCCAGCGCGCGCAGCTGCGCGGCGCTGTAGCGGCCGAGCACGTAGGTGTTGCAGGCCCGGCAGCACAGCCCGCGCACGCACTCCGGACACGCCTGCTCGACCGGGTGGTCGTGCCCGCGGGCGAGCCGGTGATCGTGGTCGGTGTCCGGGAACCGGCTCGGCTGCCGGCCGCACGGGCACGCGCCGCCCTGGAACTCCCAGAGCGCGCGCTGGAACTCGGGGCTCAGGCCGTAGGTCTTGGTCACGTAGGTGGCGTGCCGGGCGGCCTTGGCGCGCTTCCGCTCGGCCCGGGCGTGGGTGGCGCAACGGGGCCGGCGCGGGGCGCCGTCGGTCGGCCGGGGCTTGGTCGGTCGTTCACCGGCCGGCAGCGCCTCGCAGTCGACGCAGACCTTCACGAGATCCCCTCCCGGTCAATGAGCGCGACCAGCTCGCGCCCGTGCTCGGACAGCTCCCACCGGCCGTCGCCGGTGATCTGGACGAGGTCCAGGCGGTACAACCGGCGCACGGTGGCCTGAACCTTGACGGTTCGGCGGCCGTCGGTCCGGACCAGCGCGGCGACAGTGGACGACGCCGGCGCGAGCCGGCGCAGGGTGCGCAGCGCGTTGGGCGAGTAGTGGCTGCCGATCGGCTCGTCGGCCTGCGCCAGCGCGTCGTAGCCGCGCCACACCTGCGGCGCCCGGGTCGCGGTGGTCATCGGTCCCCCTTCGGTGGTAGCTCGAGCGCGGCCCGGCGGCCGAGGATGGCGGCACGCTGCTCGCGCGTCGTCGTTCGCGGCCAGATGTCGCGCAGCTCGTCGACGGTCCGGGCGGTCACGATCGCGTTCAGCACCGGGTCCGGGGTGCGCGCGTTCGCGATCGCCAGCCGCTCGGCGGCCCGCGCGATCAGGTCGCGCAACGCGCCCTGACTGAATACCTCGGTCTGCTCCTCGTCGTAGTAGAGGCCGTCGGCGTGCCGCAGCCACACCCGCCCGTCCGGGCCGAGGATCTCGGTCGGGCCGGGCGGACGTGGGGCGGGCTCGACGGCCAGCCGGGGGGCCAGGCCTTTGACCGGACGGCGGGTCATGCCACCACATCGATCGCCGCTCGACGGTCCTTGGCCGCCGCGCTGTGCACGTCCGACCACCCGTCCTGATGTTCACGCCAGAGCGCTACCAGGTCGTCGTACGTGGCCGCCGCGCTGATCGAGGTCAGGATCGGGTCGACGGGCTCGGGCTCGACGAGCACGAGCTCGGTCAGCCCGAGCCGCTGGCATGCGAGCTGGTACGCGAACGCATCCCGCTCGATCCCGATCGCGTCGAACCCCTCATCGCGGGCGGCCTGCAGTGTCGAGCCGGTCCCGGCGAACGGGTCCAGCACCAGCCCGCCGGGCGGGGTGACGAGCCGGACCAGCCACCGCATAAGGCCCTGCGGCTTGACGGTGGGCCAGCCCTTGCCGTCGATCTTCGGGCGCTCGGCGGCCGGAGCCTTGGCCTGGTAGCGGAAGGTCGGGAAGAACCGGGACGCGCCGCCCTCGCCGGGATGACGCTGGGCGGTCTGGTGCTGCGCAGTCCACGCGTCGTCGTTCATCACGCCGAGCGCGGTGTTCCGGTTGAACGGCTTGTCGCCGGTCTTCGTGATCCCACTCTGCCGGTCCAGCTCGGCGACCGGGCAGTCCCCGCACGCGCCCCCGTCCTCGCAGGTGTCGACGTGGACGAGGACGACGTTCGCGGGCCAGCGGCCGGCGGGCGCTACTCCGGACGCTGCATCAGTGCCGCAAGTGCAGTCGCCAGGACCATGTTCTGCCAGCGCAACATCGTCAGCTCGCGCTCGATCAGCCGATGCTCCCGGGAGTGCCCCTCCCAGTCCGTCAAGTGCAGGTTCTCCGGACGGTTGTCCGCCTTGTCCCCGTTGATGTGATGGACCATCTCCGTCGGCAGGAGCGGCCGACCGACCTTCCTCGCCATCACCATGCGGTGCTCGAACACCTCGCGCGGATGTGGTTCCGGGATCAGCGACAGGTCCTTGGCCGACAGGTGGCGGACTGCCAGCTTCCGGTAGCCCGACCGACTCTCCGTCCAGGCGCCGCCGCCCCACCGCGGGTTCCGTTGCCCGCGCAGCTGGTCGCCCCTGCACTTCTGACTGCAGGTCATCGGCAACTTCGCTCGCTGCACCTGCGAACGCCAGCGGCGCATCTCCTTGCCGCACATCGCGCACGGCATGAACACGACACCCTCGCGGCGCCGCTTCTCGGCCGAGGCTTTCGCGGCTGCCGCCGTTCGGGCCGACCCGGGTTGCGTTGATGTTGATAGCGCCACAGCCCCATGCTAGTACGTTGGCCGCGACCGTGCCCGCGAGCGGCTTCCGGGCGACGATGATCGGCTCCTGGGCCGGCTTGAGCGCGGTGTTCCACCCCTCCAGCTCTGCGACCTTGGCGGCCTTGCCGACGTTCTGCCCCTTCGGAAATCCCGAGCCGTAGACCCACATGATCGTGTCCCGGATCTCGAACCCGGCCATGCGCACGGACAGGCCCATCAGGTCGGCGGTGCGGGAGCCGGCGAACGCGAGCAGGTGCCCGCCCGGCTTGAGCACGCGCAAGCACTCGTCCCACACAGCGGGCGGGGGAACGAACGCGTCCCACTCCCGGCCCATGAATCCCTTGCCGTCCGGGACGTGGTCGCGGTCGCCGTTCGCCCACGCGGTCAGCGCGGTGACGACCCGCTCGGGGCGCACGTCGGCCAGGCCGTAAGGCGGGTCGCAGATGACCGCGTGCACGGACTCGTCGGAGAGCTCGCGCAGGACGGCCAGGCAGTCGCCGAAGCGCAGGTCGACGGAGCGGTTCATGCCCGCCCCAGCCGTGGCGCGTTCAGGCGCCGCTTGGCCTCATGTGTGTGCAGGTCCGTCCAGGTGGATGTGTGCTGATCGAACAGGCGGAGAAGCTGTGCGCGCATGTCCGGCCCGGCCGGCACGGCGGCGATCAGCGAGGAGAGCCCGGCCCCCGACAGGCCCTCGGCCATCGGCACCCGCGGCGGGTCGGCCTTCACGACCAGGTCCTTGCGGGCCCGCCAGCCCTGGATCAGGGTGGCCAGCGCCAGTAGTTCCAGGCCGCGGGTCAGGTCCACCCAATACAGCTGCGCGGGCGGGTCGCCCTTGCGCTCCGGCCCGCCCTGGGGGACGTGCAGGATCAGCGCCCAGTCGGTGCGCGGGGCGATCCCGTCCGGCCACTCCAGTCGCTCGCCGCGCGAGGCGGCGAGCTTCTCGGCCGGCGACAGGGTGCGCGGGTCGACGTCGTCGCCGATGGTGTTCCAGCCCCGGTAGCGCACGCCGTTGGCGTAGGCGGCCAGCTGGGCGGCGAACTTGATCCCGAAGAACTTGGACGAGCCGGACGTCTTGAGGTCCCACACCAGCCGGGACCCGGCCGGGATCAGGGTGCCGTCCTGGGTGGTCATGTCGCCGAGCGGGGCCGCGATCCGGTCGAACGTGCCGGCGACCTGGAACTGGTCGCACACCACGAACTGTTCGGTGCCGTGGAAGACGAACTTGCCCCGGGTCGCCTCGATGTAGGCGTCGATCGCGGCCTGGTCGTCCTCCAGGTCCGGGATCGGCCGGCCGAGGTCGACCCGCTCGGTGAGCGCGTGCAGCGCGGTGCCGACGTCGGCTGCCGCCCGGGAGTCCGCGAAGTCCAACGCGTCGTTGGTGATCTCCTTGAGCAGAGACTTGGACTCCGAACTCGCGGTGTCCGGGATCGAGGCGGCGCGCAGTCGCAGCGGGCGGGAGTGCCCGAGCGCCCACGCGACCTGGCGCATCTTCCAGATGCCGATCCCGTTCTGGTCCTCCAGGACCGACCCGATAGTCGATGCCCGGGTGTAGGCCTCCACTGACCCGCTGGGAGTTACCACGAGCGGTCTCTTCCACTGATCCCTAAAGATCGAGTTGGGCACGTCGGCGGTCGGGGCCTTGACCGGGTTCGAGGGCGTCTGGTCGGCGCGGACGAGGGCCATGTCAAGCCACCGTCCATGCGCCGCAGGTGACCGTGCGGCGAACGACCTTCGCGTCCGGGTCGCCACTGGCCTGGGCCCATGAACGGGCATCCTGCTCGTCATCGGACAGCTCGACCGGCCAGATCGGGCGGCCGTTCTCGTCCAGCTCGTAGGCCACACCCCACTCGTGGGACGTGGCCTCACCTCGTTCGCTCATCGGCGTCTCGCTCATGGTCGTCTCCTCGTGTCAATGATCGTTGCGTGGACCCCACGGGAGTCGGACCCGTGGACCTCGGCACCGGCCGGGCCCGAGGCCCCGGACGCAGGGAGCGCGCCCGGGGCAGTCGTTCACGCTCAGAACGGGGGCGGGCCGTCGTCGTCCGCCTTGGCCAGCCCGTTGGTCGCCGGGGCGCCCTCGGACTCGACCAGGTCGGGGCCCTTCCAGGCCTTCGTGCCGTCGCCGTAGAAGGCCTCGATCAGCTCGAAGTCGTCATCGTTCGGCGTCTGGGCGGCGACCCAGTCCGTGGTGCCGGTGCGCTTGGCCTCCAACCGGGAGGCCACCTCCTTGTCACCGTTCGCCCAGGCCCGACGCAGCGGGCCGGTGACGCCCCGGCCCTGGTGCCGGAAGTCGCGCAGCACCTTGCCCTTGTGCGGGCCGGAGCACACGACCATGCACGCGGTCACCGGCTGGACCTTGCCGTTGGCCAACTCGACCTCGTCGTGCAGCTCGGACGTGCGGAACACGACCTTGGTCTCCTTCTTGGCCAGGCCGATCAGGGCCTTCTTGATCTCATCCCAGTCGGTGTCGCCACCGGGCAGTGCCTTGGTCAGAGTCATCGCTCGTCTCTCCTCGTATCGAGTTCGCGGTGCCATGTGCGGTGCACTTGGCCTCTCCTACGCTACCACCATACACCGGATGTGCGCTACTCTGGAGCCATGGCGAACACTTCTGCCCCTGACACGGGGCCACCGGGGTCGCAGCTGCACGCGACCGCGAACGTCCGAGCCGAGGCGGCTCGGCGTGGCGTATCCATCCGCGAGCTGTGCCGACGCATCGGTATGGCGCGCTCTACCTGGGCACGGCGCTCCGTCCGTCCGGGCACGTGGCGCCTCGCCGAGCTGCAAGCCGCCGCGCGTGTGCTGGACGTGCCCATGGACCGGCTCGCGGACGGGGTCGACCGATGACGTGCCCGAAGTGCTCCGGAGCCGGCTCGGTACAGGACGACAACGGCGACCACGCCATCACCTGCGACACCTGCGACGGACTCGGGACGGTCGACTGATGAGCGGGGGCGCGTAGACGGCCCGGCTACTGTGGGCGCACCTCGCCGGACGCTCCCCAAGCCCCCGGCCGAGGTGCCTGACAACACGAAAGCGGCGGACCCGTGTGTGGGTCCGCCGCTCCGACGCCTCTTGCAGGAAGGCCACATCAGTATGCCGCACACGATGCCGCAGCTACACCCATTGATCCCGCCCGGGCCGTTTGACCTGGTCACACTGCTCGCCCACGAGCCGCCGGTCCGCTGGCGGCCCGAGCCCGGGGAGCGCCTCACCGGCGAGCTGGTCCGCCTCGTCGACAAGACCGCATTCGGCCAGAACGCGCCGACCATGTACCTGCTGGTGCCCGCCACCGATGACAGCCCCGCTCGCTACGTCACCGTGCGCGCCTCCGGCGTGGTGCTGCGCAACGCGGTGACCGCGCTCAAGCCCATCCCGGGCGAGGACATCGCCCTCAAGTTCGAAGGCCTGCGCGTGTCCGCGGCGGGCCGCACCTACGCGCTGAACCGGATGGCCGTGCGCCGTGCCGGTGCCTGGGTGGTGGCGACGTGAGCGACCAGATCTCGTTCTACGGCCGGCACTCCGACACCGACCCCACCATGCGTTCCTACGCGATCGGCGACCAGGCGGCCGGCGAGGTCGTCCGGATGGCGCGCGCCGCCACCCGCGTCGCCGTGGACATCGAGACCGCCGGGCTGGCCGAGAAGGCGTTCCAGGTCAAGGTCATCATCATCGCCACCGAGCTGCGGTCCTGCGTCCTGGACGCATCCGACGCCCGGCACCGCGCCGCCGCCCGCGAGGCGCTGTCAGTGGCCCGCGAGCTGGTCTTCCAGAACAGCGCGTTCGACGTGCCACCGCTGGTCACCGCCGGGATCATGCGCATCGAGGACATCGCCAAGATCTCGGACACGCTCATCTATTCCCGGATGGCGAGCACCGGCGAGATGGACCGGCACAGCCTCGGCGACCTGGAACGCCGGTACCTGTCCGGGCGAATGCGCTCCATGACCAAGGACAACCTCGCGGACTGGGGAAAGATCAACCGGCTGACCAAGTCGCAGGTCTTCGAGCGCGCCCAGTACGCCGACCCGGTCTACGCGATGTACGCCGGGTGGGACGGCGTGCTCACCTCGATGGTGCTGGAGCCGGTCCGGGACGCCGCCCGCCGCCAGCTCACCGAGCACCCCTTCGGCCGCTACGGCGCCGACGCGGTGCAGGCCGAGTACCTGATGGAACGCGAACAGCGGGTCAACCGGATCATGCTGCGCCGCTCCGCGCTCGGCATCGCCATCGACGACGACCGGGTCACCGGTGAACAGGACCAGCTGCGGATGCAGATGAACGAGCTCGGCGACCAGCTGGCCGGGTTCGGTGTCGCCGAGGCCACCAACCGCAACCAGCTGGCCGCCGCGCTCGAGGACGCCGACGCCTTCCCCGACGACTACCCGCGCACCGCCACCGGGAAGTACTCGACGGCCAAGTCGAACCTGGACACCGTCGACCACCCGGCGGTGCGCGCGTTCCGGACCCACGACGAGCACCGGCGGCTGTTCGCCTACCTGGAGGACGCCCGCCTCGTCGCCGCCCGCACCGACGGCCGGATCCACCCCCAGGTGAACATCCTCAAGGCCCGCACCGGCCGGATGAGCTACTCGAACCCCGCTCTCCAACAGTTCACCCCCGGCGCCCGCCAGGCCCTGCTGGCCGACGAGGGCGACACCCTGACCTCCATCGACTGGTCGTCCATCGAGCCGGTGCTGATCGCGAACATGGCAGGCGACATGACGCTGATCGAGGCCTACGAGTCCGGCGAGAAGTTCTACGACGTGGTCTCGAAGGTGGCCGGAGTGGCCTACAAGCGGGCCAAGGTCATCGTGCTGGCCAAGCTGTACGGCCAGGGCCTGCGCTCGTTGTCCACCGGCCTGGGCATCGACATCGACGAGGCGAAGGCCCTGGACGCGCTGGTGACGCGCGCGATGCCGATGACCGACCGGTTCACCAAGTGGGCCGCGGTGTGGTCGGAGGAGACCGGCAAGACCTGGACGCTGTCCGGCCGGATCATCGACGTCGATCCGGAGTTCGGCTACAAGGGCCCGAACTACGTCGCGCAGGGCAGCAACTACGACGTGATGGCCGAGACCCTGGTCGACGCCGACGACGCCGGGATCGCCGACCGGGTCTACCTCGCCGTGCACGACGAACTGGTGGTGTCCACCGAGGTGGCCGACGAGTTCGTCGAGATCATGCGCAAGCCACCGCAGCGGTTGATAGAGCACGCCGGACGGGTCCCGGTCATCCGGGTGGACCGGGCCGAGCTCGGCGCACGTTGGGACGCGGCGTGATGGCCTCGCACGAGTTCGTGTCGCTGTTCGGCGGCGCCCGGGAGAACAGCGACCTAGTCGGCATCGCCCGCGCGGCGTGCCGGGAGGGCTACGCGGTGCTCGCGGTCAAGCCCCTGTCCAAGGAACCGGCGTGCACGCTCACCGATCGGCAGCGCACCACCGCCGACCGCAAGGCCGCCGCCGCCGCCCGGGAGGCCGGGGTCCAGCACTGGGAGCGCCGGCAGCACCCGTGCGGGCGCAACCACACCATCACCGACCCGGTCGAGGCGGACCGGGTGTTCAAGCGGCTCGTGGCCACGAACCCGGACCTGAACATCGGTCTCGAGGTCGGCGCGTCCCGGCTACTGGTCGTGGACGCCGACACCACCGCCGAGCGGGAGTCGTTCGCGGCGCTCTGGGCACAGATGGAGGAGCGCCCCGAGCTGGTCCACGCCGCGCCCACCGTGCGTAGCCCCGGCAAGCGGCGCGGCGAGGACTCCGAGGGCAACGAGGTCTGGTCGCACAAGGACGGCGGGCACTTCTGGTTCCTGCTCCCGGACGAGGTCGACTTCGCCGAGGCGTGCACCTCGACCCCGCTCAAGGTCGGGGCGCACGAGGCCAAGGCCTCGCTGATGTTCCGTAACCAGCTGGTGCTCGTGCCGCCCTCGGTGCGCGCGGAGGGCCCGTACGTGATGGCCTCGGAGATCCAGCCCGCACCGGCCTGGATGATCTCGATGCTGCACGCGCACATCGCCGGGCACGCCGAGCGGATCGACCGGCACCGGGAGCACGTGGCGGGCGGGGACGACCGGATCGAGGACTGGTCCGCGGTGACCACCTGGGATCAGATCCTGGCCCGCTACGGCTGGACCACCTCGGGGAAAACCGACCAGTGCGGGTGTGAGATCTGGACCCGGCCCGGGGACTGGTCCTCACCGAAGTCGGCGACCGCGCACGAGCCCGGGTGTGGGCTACGTGAGGTCACCGGCGGCGTGCTGCACATCTGGACCGACTCGCCGCCGGCCGAGCTGTCCGCGCGCAAGGACTGGTCGAAGCTCCAGGTGATCGCGGCCTACGACCACGCGGGCGACAACCGGGACGCGATGACCGCGGTCGGGATCCTGGACGAGCCGGCCGAGCTGCGGCCACTGCGCAGCGTCGACGTCCGGCACGACGAGCCCTCGAACCTGACCAGGTCACCGGGCCTGAACGGGTCCGCCCCCACCCCGTCCCCGGATGAGGACGAGGACGGGACGGAGGACGAGGACGCCGGTCCGGTCGAGGACGAGCACACCTCGTGGTGGCCGAAGGATCTGGACGCCGTGCTCTCGGGCGAGAACCCGGAACCGGCACCGTGCGTGCTCGCGCGCACCGACGGCGCCGCCCTGTTCTACGCAGGCAAGGTGAACGGGATCATCGGCCCGTCCGAGTCCGGCAAGTCCTGGATCGCCCTGGAGGCCGTCGCGCAGGAGCTACGTGCCCGACGCCCGGTGCTCTACCTCGACTTCGAGGACATCGCCGGGACCGTCATCATGCGGCTGCGCGCCCTGGGCGTGCCCGACGAGCTGATGTACCGCTCCGCGCAGCTGCTCGCCTACGTGGGCCCCGAGGAGGCGCTGCACGCGGTGGCTTACGACGAGTACGCCCAGGTGCTGCGCGCCCGGGCGTGGTCGCTGATCGTGTTCGACGGGGTGAACGCGGCCATGACGCAGGACGGGCTGGATCTGATCTCGAACACGGACGCGACCAAGTTCTTCACGAAGATCACTCGCCCGGCGTCGCTGACCGGTGCCGCGGTGGTGACTATCGACCACGTCCCGAAGGATGCGGAGAAGCGCGGCAAGGGCGGGATCGGGGCGCAGGCCAAGCGCGCGACCATCACCGGCGCGGCGGTGTACGTGGACGTCAACGAGCCATTCGGTCGCGGCAGGTCCGGGTCGCTGAGCCTGACCGTGGACAAGGACCGGCCCGGGTTCGTCCGCGGTGAGGCCAACGCGACCGGTACCTGGGCTGAGGTCACCGTGACGGCAGGCGAGGACGGAGACGTGTCCGTGGTCTTCGACGTGCCCGCGGAGACGACCAGGACCGGGACCACGAGCGCGGCCGTCGAGATGCTCCGGACCAGGATCATCACCTATCTCAAGGAAATTGCGTCGGAGGTGTCCGGCACTGCCGTGGAAAAGAACGTGACGGGCAAGGGCGCAGCTTTGCGGGAACAGCTCGCGTGGCTATCGGAGAATGGCTACGTGGGGCACCGCAAGGATCCCAGCGGGCGCGGAGGACAGCTCAACAGCTACCTGCGCGACTACCCGGACGGAGGCCTGCCGTCGGTCTCTCAGGCCGGCGACGACGACCCGTTCGCGTCGGTGGGATGACCGATGACCGCGACCCCGTCCCCACCCCGTCCCCACCCCGTCCCCACCCACGGGGACGGGGTCACAGCTGACCCCGTCCCGCCACCCCGTCCCACTCCGTCCTGCACCCCCGTAGGGGGGCAGGGGACGGGGTCGCGGGACGGGGTCAAGCGGTCCCGGGACAATGATCTTGAAATAGCTCAAACAGCTCGACCCCGTCCCGGGACGGGGTCGTACGTGGTTCACCAGCTGCGAGGAAGGAGCGCGCGATGAGCTGTGCCCTGGGCTGCCACCGGAGCGCGGACGTAGGCCTGCTCTGCTACGTCGACCACGACCGGCTGCGCGACATGCTCGACCCGCGCAATACCGGCAGCGTCTATAACTCGAACCGGCCCGGCGACATTCGGGTGATCGCGAGCATTCCGGTGCTGTATCGGCGATTGTCCGCCAGCCGCGGAAACGGTGGCCTGGAGCCGCTCGGCCCGCCCGCGTTCGGTTCGAGCTCGCCGGCCGATGACCACGTCCTGGTGCTGCGCGACCCGCGCTCGAGCGTGTCCGTGCTCGGCCCGGACGACGTCGAGCGGGCGCCCCGTCCGCCGGTGTTCGTGCTCGGTGCTATCGCCGACCGGCTCGGGGGCCCGCCGCGTTACACCACGATGGGCCTGTCCTCGTGGCTGCACGGGGCCGTGAGCGTCCTGGCGGCCCAACCCTGGGTGCCCGAGGCCTACACGACGCTGCGGGCCGTCAGCGGCCAACTCAGGGCCGCGCTGGGGGATCCGAGCCCGTCTCCGGTCGGTAGCTGCCGCGTCCTGGTCGACGACGAGGGCCGCGAGACCCCGGCCGGACCTTGGCGCTGTGCTGCGCCGCTGTTCCTGCCCGAGCTCCCACCGCGGGCGATGGACGAGCCGATGGTGCCCCCGGCCCTGCGCTGCTCGGGCTGCGGGCATCGCTACACCGGCCATGAGCTGGTCGAGATCGCGAAGACTCCGTTGTTGACAGCCTGACCCCGCCGTGCCCCTGTTCGTCGCTCTACGCACGTACCACGCACGAAAGAGAGGCCATCATGGCTACGTCCGTCCACCCACCCATCACGTGCAGCGGCTGCGATCACTCCTGGACCGGCACCGCAGCTGCGCACTGTGGATCGTGCCATCACACGTTCTCCGCGCCTCGCACGTTCGATCTGCACCGCGGCCAGTACGGCGAGCGCGGCCAGTGCCTCGACCCCGAAGAGGTCCGCAGTAGGTCGGGAGACCGGCTCCTGTTCCTGCGCGATGGCATGTGGCGTGGACCGGAGATGACCGAGGCGCAGAAGGCGGCCCGGTTCGGTGGACGGTGAAAATCGACCACCAACGCGGCATCGCCGACACCTCCGCGATCGCGGCCCTGTTCGCCCGGCCGGCCGCCACCGTGCGCCGGCACTGCCGCCGGCACGCCGCGGGCTACGACGTGAAGGCGTGCGGGCACGAGCTCGCCGACGCCCCTGACCTGATACTGATCAGCGCCGCGGACGCCGAGCGCTACCTGTCCATCCCGGCCGGCACCGTGCGGGCGTGGGCGTGCCGGCTCGCGATCCGCAGCTACGACCACACGGCCGAGGGCCGGCCGCTGTACGACGTCGGGGACCTGCTCCGGCTCAAGGGAGACCCGACATGAATCTGGACGAGGCGGCCCAGCACCTCGAGGGGTGCGACCTTCCGCCGCCGGCGGACGAGGCGCGGAACATGCTCCTCGCCGAGCTGGAGCGGCTGCAGGCGCTCGAGCAGCGGGCCCGCGAGGTGCTGGCCCACCCGTCCGGGTGGGTCTGGGGAGCCGACGGCGTCGCTGCGCACATCCTCGGAGAGGACACGTGAAGAACCCGCTCGGGATCGACCTCACCCCGATGGCCGAGGGCGCGACCGCGACACATGAGCTGTTCATGGCCTACGTCGGTGGTTGGACGATGGCTGGAGAGCGTGATCGACAAGGAGCTCGTCTGATGCTGGACAACTTTGCCCCGCAGCCGTACCCGCTGGAAGCCTCGTACGACGACCTGCCATGGGCATTCGTGCTCGGCTGGTCGCGAGACAAGCTCGGTGTCCTCGGCGTGCTCGTGTACCTGCCCGAGTCCTCGGGCGCGATCGAGTGGAACGCGAACCAGTGCCGCTTCCGCGTCGCCGACACCCGGTCCGTTGTGCAGATCCCACAACGAGCCCCACATGCCGGGTCCACGTCCGGGAGCGCGCCACGCCGGCGTGGGCCGACTTGATCCGGCCCTGACCTGCATGCAACACTGCGCACAGGCCCCGTCTGCCCTCGACACGTTCGAGGACGCGGGGCCGCTCGCTTTGTAGAAATCCCACAACGAGCTTCAGCTGAACCCATGGTTCGCCGAACGGGAGGACGATCATGTCGCGACCTCCGACCATCGCCGCCGCCGAGAAGCGACGAGCTGCGCTCCTGGCCCGCCAGCAGGGGCACAGCTGGGCCGAGGTCGCGCGCGTGGCCGGTTACTCCAGTGCTGGCGGCGCGCACTCGGCGGCGATGCAGGCGTTGCGCGACATCCCGCGCGAGGCGGCCGACGAGCTGCGCAAGGTCGAGCTGGAGACGCTCAACGAGATGCAGGTGGCGTTGCGGCGCAAGCTCGACGAGAAGCCGAGCGCGTTCCTGGTCGACTCGATCCTGAGGATCATGGAGCGCCGCTCGAAGCTGCTCGGCCTGGACGCGCCGCTCGCCATCCGTACCGAGGTCGTCACCGTGGACGCGGTCGACGCCGAGATCCAGCGGTTGGAGGCGCAGCTTGCGGAACGAGGCCGCGCCGATGCGCATCGAAGCCCCGCTGGAGAAGCTGCAACGTCTGCGTGAGCTGCAACGCCGGCGCGACGAGCTGGAGGACGCCGACCGGGCTCGCTGGCGTGCGGACGGACCGGCCTGGGTCGCCGACGAGCTGGACGAGTTCCTCTGGTCCACCCAGAAAGAGATCATGGACTCGGTCCGTGACCACCGCTTCACCGCGGTCAAGGCCTGCCACGGGCCGGGCAAGTCCCGGGTGGCCAGCCGCATCGCCGCGTGGTGGATGCAGACGCACCCGCCCGGCAGCGCGAAGGTCATCTCGACCGCGCCGACCTTCCCCCAGGTCGAGGCCATCTTGTGGTCGGAAATCAACGATGCCGCGCACCGGGCCGCCTCGCTGGGCCGCCCGTTCGTGGGCCGGGTGCTCGGCACCCAGTGGAAGATCGACAACCGGCTGATGGCCTTCGGCCGCAAGCCCGCCGACCATGACCAACACGGCTTCCAGGGCCACCACGCCACCTACGTGCTCGTCATCCTGGACGAGGCCTGCGGCATCGTGCCGCAGTTCTGGACCGCCGCGAAGGCGCTCACCACCGGCCAGCACTGCCGCATCCTCGCCCTGGGCAACCCGGACGACCCGGCCAGCAAGTTCGCCGAGTACTGCCAGGACGAGCAGTGGAACGTGTTCACCATCAGCGCGTTCTCGACCCCCAACTTCACCGGCGAGCCCGTGCCGCCCGCGCTGTCCGAGGTGCTGGTCAACCACGAGTACGTGAACGACCTGCGCCGCGAGTTCGGCGAGGAGAGCCCCACCTACATCTCGAAGGTCCTCGGTGAGTTCCCCGAGGACAGCGACGACGGCGTGATCCGGCTGTCCGCGCTGCGTGCCTGCGCGATGCCCACCGACACCCCGCGCACCGAGGCTGAGCTGACCCCGGTCGAGCTCGGCGTGGACTTCGGTGCCGGGGGCGACACCACCGTCATCCGAGAGCGACGTGGCGTGTCCATCGGGCGCACCTGGCGCACCGGCTCGCGCGACGCCATGCACATCGTCGGGCTCGTGCTCCAGGCCATCCGGGAGACCGGAGCGGCCACCGTCAAGACCGACGTGATCGGGATCGGGTTCGGGCTGACCGGCCGGCTCATCGAGCTCGGCGAGACCGGCGCGCACACCGCGAAGGTCGTCGGCGTGAACGTGAGCGAGACCGCGGGCGACCCGATCCGGTTCATGCGCCAGCGCTCCGAGATCTGGTGGACCGGCCGGCAGCTGGCCGAGGAAGGCCGATGGGACCTGTCCGGGCTCGAGGAACGTGACCGGGAGCGACTGATCAGTCAGCTGGTCGCCCCGCACTACAAGCTCGACTCGTCGGGCCGGGTGCAGGTCGAGACCAAGGACGAGACCCGGGAGCGGATCAACCGCTCACCCGATGACGCGGACGCGCTCCTGCTCGCGTTCTACAACCCGCCGGGCAACCAGCCCGACGCGCTGGACTGGATCCGGCGATCGAAGCGAGCAGCGTGAGGGCGGTGACCAGTGGCCAGGCGCCGTCGTAAGCCCGTCCCCAGCAAGGCGATCGAGAAGGCCCTACCGGCCACCACCGCTCCGGCCACCGTGTCCGGACGGGTCTACACCGCCGAACAGGTCCAGGGCCTGCTCAACCGCCAGCAGGAGACCGGCGCCCTCGCGCAGCCGTTGCCCCGTGACCAGTACCCGTATGCGTTCGGGCCCGGCATCCCGCTCACGCCGGCGCCGCTGGACCCGACCCGGCGCAGCTCTGGCCGCGCCGAGCCGCGTCTGTGGGAGTACCCGGTCAGCTGGAACCTGCCCGGCACCGGGCACGGCCGCCTCGTCCCGTGGAAGACGCTGCGCGACGCCGCGAACCTGCCGCTGATCCGCGACTGCCTGCGCATCCGCAAGTCCGAGATCCAGGGCCTCGAATGGGACTTCGGCCTGAGCCGACGTGCCATCGACCGCGCCCAGCGCGACCAGCCCGACGCCGGGCGCCTGGACGTCGAGCGCGAGCTTCGCGGCACGATGCTCACCGACATCGACCGGTGCACCGACTTCTGGCTCGACCCCGACCCGGGTAACGGCTACACGTTCGCCGAGTGGATCTGCCAGTTCCTCGAGGAACAGCTCGTCCTCGACGCCCTCGCGATCTACCCGCGCTACACCCTCGGCGGAGACCTGTACTCGCTGGAGATCCTGGACTCGACCACGATCAAGCCGTTGCTCGACCACCGGGGCGGCCGGCCGATGCCGCCCGAGCCCGCCTACCAGCAGATCATCCACGGTTTCCCGAGGGGCGAGTTCACCGCCGACACCTCCGACACCGAGGGCCGCACCGTGGTCCCGGACGCCTACACCGCCGACCAGCTGATCTACATCCGGCGCGAGGTCCGGGCGCACACCCCGTACGGGCTGAGCCCGGTCGAGCAGTCGCTGATGGACATCGACCTCTGGCACAAGCGGATCAACTGGCTCCGCGCCGAGTACACCGACGGTGTCATGCCGGCAGGCTGGTTGATCAACGAGCAGACGTCCACCCACCAGTGGTCGCCGGGCCAGGTGGCCGAGTACGAGCGCGAGCTCAACGACCACTACAGCGGCCAGACGGCGAACCGGTTCCGCTACCGGGTGCTGCCGCCCGGCTTCCGGCCGGAGGAGTCCGGGCCGAACGTGGCCGAGAAGTACAAGCCCGAGTTCGACATGCACTTGCTCAAGCTCGTCGTCGCCCACTTCGATTTGACCGTGCACGAGCTCGGCTTCACCGAGGCCAAGGGCCTGGGCTCCGACGGGCACGCCGAAGGTCAGGACCGGCTCAACAACCGCAAGGGCCGCAAGCCCGCGCTCAGGTGGATGGCCGAGCTGATCACCCAGATCTCCCGGGCGCACCTGAAGCTGCCGCGTGAGCTGGAGTTCAAGTGGTTGGGCCTCGACGACGAGGGCGAGGGTGAGGAAGAGGACAAGACCGCCGAGCAGGTCGCGGCCGGTCTGCTCACCATCAACGAGGGCCGCGACGAGATCGGCCGGCCGCGCTTCACCTTCCCCGAGGCGGACAAGCCCGCGGTCATCAACGGCGCGACGATCACGTTCATCGAGGGCGCCGAGGAGCGGGCCGAGGCTGCGCTCCAGCTCGAGGAACGCGCGGTGGACGCGAAGGCGGAGCCCGGCGGCGCGCCGGGCGGGAGCGGCGGCAAGAAGCCCGCGGCTCCCGCCCGTTCCGCCTCCTCCGCCACCGGGGGGAGTGGGGCGAAGAAGGCAGCTGAGGCCTCCGCCTACCGCAAGTGGCTGGCGAAGGGGCGGACCGGGCGCCGGTTCCAGCTCGAGTACATCGTCGAGCCGGCCGACCTGGTGCAATTCGACATCGACCCGGCCCGCGTTACATACGGTGCTGACCTGGGAAAAGCCCCGGCCCCTGAGCGGGGCGAGCTGGACCAGATCACCGAGCGGGTCGCGCGGCAGCTGAACGAGGCCGCGCTCGGTGCGGTCGACTGTGACGAGCTGGCCACGGCCTGGCGCGAGCACATGAATGCCGAGAAGGGCTTGCGCGATCTCGCGCGGGTCGCGCTCGGCTGGTTGCTCGAACGGGCCGCCCCGCTCGCAGGCCGACTGCGGCCGGTGCTCGCCAGCGCGCTTACCGAAGCGTGGCGCGCTGGCGAGCACGACGCCCTGGACGCGATCGGCGACGACGCCCGGTCCCCCGCGGCCGAGCGACTGGAGATGCTGCTCGACGCGGCCGGGGTCACCATCTTGTCGGTGGCCGCCTCTCGGTTCGCTGAGCTGGCCGATGTGCTGGCCGATGCCGTCGAGGACGGCCGGTCTCCACAGTCGCTTGCGACCGACCTGCGCGGCGTGCTGGACGCCCCACAGTGGGCCGAGACGGTCGCGGTCACCGAGACCGCCCGGGCGATGTCGGCGGCCACCCAGGCCACCTACGAGCGCAACGCCATCGGCCGCAAGCTCTGGCTTCTCGCGCCCGACCAGCGGGTGTGCAAGACGTGTGCCGGCAACGCCGGGCAGGGCGCGATCCCCACGACGAGCTCGTTCGAGTCCGGCGACGCGTTCCCGCCCGCGCACCCGCACTGCCGGTGCAGCCTGACGCCGGTGCTCGACCTGCCCAAGAAGGCCGACCGCAACCAGCTCAAGGAGTACTGGCTACGCGGCGAGGGCGCGGCCCGCTGGACGTCGTGGACCGACCTTTACAACCACCTGAAGGACCACGTCGGCAACGAGCGCGCGAAGCGCATGGCCGCCCAGTGGTACCACGACCGATACGGGCGCTGGCCTGGGGAAAAGGGTCACGATGACTGACACCACCGCCGTCTACGCCGAGATCGTCAAGCACGAGCGGGACGCCAACGGCGACCTGGTGGTGTTCGGCCGGGCGACCAGCCCGGACCTCGACCTCGACCGGCAGATCTGTGACCCGGACTGGCTCAAGACCGCGATGCCGACCTGGTTCACCACGGGCGCGAACGTCCGCGAGCAGCACTCCAGCATCGCGGCCGGTGTCGGCACCGAGATCTCCCACCTGCCGGACGGCGGGTGGGACCTGAAGAGCCTGGTCGTGGACGCGAACTCGGCCCGCAAGGTCGAGCGCGGCGTCCTCAAGGGCTACTCGATCGGCATCCGGTCGCCGAAGGTCGTCAAGGACGCGTCCGCGCCCAACGGCCGGATCGTGGGTGGCCAGATCGTCGAAGTGAGCTTGGTCGACCGGCCGGCGAACCCGACCTGCACGCTCACCCTGGCCAAGGCGCTCAAGCCCGGCCCGTTGGCGGTCACGCCCGGGACCGTCGACTTTGACCGCTCCCTGGTCAAGGTGGAAGAGCTGCACGAGGCCCCTGCTGATACACCCGAGGTCGACGACCGTGCCGGCGAGCCGCTCGCCGCGTACGAGGCGGCCGTGAAGGGCTTCGACCTCGTCGCCGTGCGCAAGGGCGACCAGGCGGGCGACGTCGCCGACGCGCACCAGGCCATCGCCATCATCGCCGGCCTCATCCAGTCCGAGGCCGTCTGCTTGGCCGAGGGCGCGACGTCCGAGGTCTGTGACATCGAATTGCTGCTTCAGGCGGTCAAGGCCCTGGAGTGGTTCATCTGCCGCGAGAAGAAGGAGCCCGCTGTGGCACACGTCGATCTGGCCGACAAGCCGGACACCGAGAAGGCCGTGGCGCCGGACGTCGCGTCCCCCGCTCCGGCCGCCGTCGAGGCGCCGAGCACCGAGCCCCCGCCCGTGACTGCCGTGAAGGCGGCCACGGGCGGTGAAGGCGGCAGCGATTCCGCCGCACCGAACGATGACCTCACCGAGCTGGTGAAGGCGCTCCAGGCACAGGTCGGCGACCTCGCAGGTCAGCTGACGAAGGCCATGAGCGCGCCGGCCCCGGGTGGACCCGTTCTCACCCGCACCACCGGAGACACGGCCAAGGCCGACCACCGGGAAGAGCACCTCACCAAGGCGGCGCACTTCGAGCGTCTCGCCGACGAGGTGCGCGACCCACAGGCCCGAGTCGGTTACTTGCAGCTCGCCGCAGACGCGCGCGCTGCCACCAGCTGAAGGAGATCACCATGGGACACGCAGTCCCACAGCCGTCCGAGATGTTCTCGGACGCGCAGTCGCCGACCGAGGTCGCGACCCGCTTCGAGCAGTACAAGGGCAAGCTGACCGCCGAGCACCAGAAGGCCGCTGCCGGTGGACGCAACTTCGCCCCCGGCGTCGGCATCGTCGAGGACCCGGGCGCCAAGTCGCGGGCCATCCAGGGCCGCGTCGAGGCCATCACCAAGGGCATCAGCCCGGACGTGCTCGCGTCCGTCCAGGGCGAGATCGACGCCCTGAACAGCACACTGAGCGCGGACATCGGCAAGGACTGGTCGCTGCCCGGCCTGGCCCCGAACAGCGCGACCCTGGTCCCCTACGACCTGGAAGCGCCCGCGAAGTTGCTCGTGCCCCGCCTCACCCCGCTGCGCAACCAGATCCCGCGCAGCAAGGGCCAGGGCTCGGCCCGCCAGTTCCGCGTGATCGACGGGTTCTCCAACACCGGCTTCGGCGGGGTGGCGGACAAGAGCCCGTTCATGGACTCGCAGACCGTGACCGAGACCTTCGGCCCGATGACCCTGCGGCGCGGTAAGAAGATCGAGTACGCGTCGCACGACGAGTCCGTGGCCTACGTCGAGATGTCGCTGTCCGACCAGGTCAACTGGGCCTCCCAGTTCGCTGGCCAGGGCTACCAGGACATCCGCAGCCTGTCGCAGACCGCGCTCCTGTGGGCGCACCTGGGCGGCGAGGAGCGCGCGTTGCTCTTCGGTCGCGGCCCGACCGCCAACGGTTACGCGGGCCCGGTCTCCGCGCCGACCATCACCGTCACCGGTTCCTCGTCGGGCGGCACCATCACGGCAGGCACCTACCTGGTCGTGGTGACCGCAGACACCGGGTTCGGCGAGACCGTCGTCTCGAACACGGGCACCTCTGGGGCGTTGACCGGCTCGACGAACTCGATCGAGATCGACGTCGACACGGAGCCCGATGGCTCGTTCGGCACCTACAACCTCTACGTGACGCAGGCCGCTGGAGCGGTTGGAACGGCCACGTTCCAGACCTCGTTCACTCCCGGTGCTACCGGCGAGCCGACCTACACCCTGACCACCGTGCCGACCAGCACCGGAAAGCTCAGCCCGGGCGCGGTCGACACCTCGGTCCAGGACCGTGGGTACGACGGTTTCCTCACCGTGCAGTCCGACCTGGACCGGACCGGCTACTACAAGCGGCTCAACGCCCCGCTCGCCACGGGGGCGAGTGCCGGCGACGAGGTCCAGGACGCGCTCCAGTCACTGTGGAACAGCGTCAAGGCCGACCCGGATCGCATCCTGGTCGACGGCGGGACCGCCCGCCAGCTCGGCGACCTGCTCAAGTCCACGGCCAACAACTCGTCCTACCGTCTCCAGCTCAACGGCGACGGCGCGGGCCACTTCCTCGGCTCCATGGTCACGGGCATCGAGAACCAGATCACGAGGAAGATGGTCCCCTTCGACGTCCACCCCTGGATGCCGGTCGGTACCGCGCTGATCCGGTCCGAGACGCTGCCGATCCCGGACTCGCACGTGGGTGCGACGGCCGAGGTCGTCTCGGTGCAGGAGTACATGTCGGTGGATTGGCCCGTGGTCCAGTTCACCTATGACGCCAGCACCTACTGGATGGGCACGCTCGTGCACTACGCGCCCAAGTGGTCCGGTCTGATCACCGGCATTTGTTTGGCGGCCTGATCGCATGTCCGAACTGACCAGGGTGGCCGCACCTGACGGGGCGGTGCACGCCGTCACCGGCATGTCCGGGAGCGAGTACCGCAGCCGCGACGGCATGTTCCATATGAGCCCCTCGGACGCGGCTGCCCTGGTCAAGGCCGGGGGCTTCACGCCCTCGACCGCGGGCGGGGTCCGTGCAGCGGGCTTCCCGTGTCCATGTGGGTTCGCATCCCTGTTCCGCACGTGCTCGCGTTGCGGGCACCAGAACTGAGAGGGCCGCGATGGCCGACGAGGACAAGCCAGCCGAGGCCAAGCGGCCGGCACGACGCAAGGCCGAGGGCGAGATCTGCGGCCAGCACTGGCCGGATGGTTGGCCCGAACGCGTGGACACCGCGTCCTGCGTTCACGGCGCCTGGACACGGTAGGGAGGTGGCCCGGTGCTCGACTACCCGTATGTGTCGGCGGCCGAGTTCCGGGCTCACCCGACGTTCCTCGACTCGAACAACCTGCGCACCGGGCACACCCAGCCGGAGCAGGACGCGGCCCTGATCAACATCCTGCTCGAGGCCTCCCAGTGGGCGGACGACAAGGTGTTCGGCGCGCACGGCACCCTGGCCGCGCACGTGCGCACCGAGCACGCCCGGCTCACCCCGGACCGCAACGGGCGGCTGCGCTACCACCCCGAGCACGCCCCGGTCATCGCCGTGACGTCGATGGCGATCGGCATGTCCCCGGACACGCTCGATGCACAGGCCGATCCACAGGTGTGGACGGAGCACGACGGTCGAGTCATCGTCGCGTTCAACCCGTCGTCCGGCCAGGGCCTCAACTCGCTCCAGTTCGGCTACCCGGCCGTGGGCTTCGAGCAGCTCGTGTCCTGGACCTACGTGGCCGGTTTCCCGTCCACCCAGCTGGCCGAGCCCGCCGAGGCCACCGCCACCTCGATCGAGGTGCGGGACGCCACCGGCATCGCGGCCGGCACCGTGCTGCGGCTCTGGACGCCCGGCCTGGAGGAGGCGGTCACGGTCGCCTCGGTGGCCGGTGAGGTGCTCGGGCTGGCCCGGCCGCTGACCAACGCGCACCCGGCCGGCTCGACCTGCTCGGCGTTGCCGACCACGGTCCGCCAGGCCGTCATCAACTACGCGGTGATGCTGCTGATGCGCCCCGCGTCCACCGCCGAGAGCAACACCGGCCGAGGCCCGTCGACCACCTCGACCTCCGGTGACAGCCGCCGCACCGGGCGCGCCACGTTCCTCTACGACGACGCGTGCAAGCTGCTGAAGCCGTACAAGAGGATCCGATGACCGTCGACCTGTCCAAGGCGACCACGACGACCGGTGTGCGGGACGGGATCTGCCGGTGGTTCGGCGGCCCCTACGACGAGCGCACCCGCTCGTATCGCACCCCGCGGGTCGAGCACCTCGGCGTGGTGCGCCGCGCCCGGCCGAAGAGCGAGGACGCCAACGAGTACTACCTCGGCGCGACCGGGGCCGGCGCGCTGATGGGGTCGTCGATGTTCGTGCACGTCGACTCCGGCGTGGAAACCCGGGCGGCGACCGCGGGCGCGTTCGGTGGCCTGAAGTTCGTCAAGTCCGCCGTGCTCCTGCACGTGTTCCTGCGCTCGAACGCCGAGTGGGCCGAGGACGCGCAGGACGCGTTCTACCAGCTCAAGGACGACCTGATCTCCCACATCCGGTCCGACCGGTGCCTCGGCACCGGCGGCTGGGAGCAGGGCGGGTTCGACGTCGGCGAGGGCGATCCGTGGCTGCGCTGGTCGATGGCCCCAGCCGAGACGTCCGCCGAGATGACCACGGGTTACCTCGCGATCGAGTTCAGCGCCCGCTACTACGAGGAGGGCTGATGCCTAGCTTCGAGTTCATCGGGTCCGACCCGATCGACCACTTCGTGCTCGGCCGGATCGAGCCCGGCGACGTCGTCGACGCCGACGCCCAGCCTGCCGGCGAGTGGAAGCCCAGCAGGCGCAAGCGCACCACCGACACCGAGCACGGCTCGGACGCTCCCGACACCTCAAAGGAGGGCTGAGCCGTGCCCGTCACGTACACCCCGGCCAAGGAATTCCTCGGCATCGCACCCGAGGTCACGCCCGGCACCGCCGTGCCGATGACCGCCACGATCCCGTTCACGAAGGTCGACTTCGAAGACCAGATCAAGTGGCTCGACGACCCCAGCCTGCGCGGGTCGATGGCCACGCTGTACGGCCGGTACCAGGGCGTGCGCGAGGTCGACTTCTCGATCGAGGGACCGCTCTACGTCGACACCTTCCCGCACCTGCTGGAGTCGATGCTCGGTGACCGCACCACCACCGGTGCGGCCGACCCGTACACGCACGCCGTCTCGCTGAACAACTCGTTCTCCGGCCAGCCCAAGACGCACACGCTGACCTGGTTCACCGGCATCACCGACGAGGTCGGCGCCCGCACCTACCCGGGCGCGTGCCTGGCCGAGCTGTCCATCGCCTTCGACATCGAGGGCGGCGGCGGCGGGGGAGGAGGCGGCGGCGGCAAGGGCGGTGGCGGCAAGGGCGGCGGGGGAGGCGGCGGTGGCAAGAAGGCCACCGGCCTCGTCGAGTACAAGTGCAAGGGCAACGCCTGGGGCTCGAGCGTGGCCCTTGCGGCCCCGGTCGCCGCGCCGTCGAGCGTGCCGCCGTTCGCGGCCTGGCGCGCGCTGCTCGGTATCGGCGGCCCGGCGTCCGGCGGCACGCTGGTCGCGAACGTGAGCACGGCCTCGTTCGTGCTCAAGCGGAAGCTCGACGTGATCTACACGTTCTCGAACCAGCAACAGCCCTACGTCATCCAGCGCGGCGCGATGACCTGCGAGGGCAAGGCGACTTTCATCGCCATCGACGAGACTCCGTTGCTCACGATGCTCGCCGGCACCGTGCAGCCGCTCCAGCTCGTGCTCGACAACGGCGTGGTCGGCGCCGGTCAGCGCGGCATCAAGGTCGACATGGGGCAGTGCATCTACGAGAAGGTCAAGACCGAGGACGGCAAGGAGGCCACCATGTTCATGGTCGACTTCGACGGCATCGCCAACAGCACCAACGCCGGCAGCACCGGCGGCCTGTCCCCGGTCGAGATCACCGTGATCAACGGGACCGCCGGGACCGTGTACTGATGACCCGCCACGTACTGAAGTCCGACGGCGCCTGGGTCGAGCTCCGCGACGTCGAAGACCTGCGCGCCCGCGACCGCAAGGCCGTCGAGGCGATCATCATGGGCGCCGTCGACGTGGACATCGAAACCGGCCGGGTCGCCGCCGGCCGGGGGGCCATCGCCCAGATCATGAACGGCGCACCCGACGCAGTCGCGTCGCAGCTCATCGGCGCGTGGGAGATCCCCTACGCGCCCGGGCTCCAGCTCCTGCGCCTGGACCCCGA